AAAAGCCTGTTGGCATAGGCAAGACTATCTCTAGCAGACACCAATCGCTTATTACAACCAGGTCAGCTTCAGTTCGCCGTCTTCCTGGACGAGAATATCTTTGAGCGTCTTGCGCAGGGTGAAGTTCACATCGGCCGAATTGCCGGCCAGGAATGCCGGCAGCGCATGCAAGTTTGAGCGGATGATCTCGAGCATGATTCGCCTATCCTTGGCAGCACGCTCAGCACGCAAGTATTCACGGACGATCAGCTCGAAGGCAACGATCTGCTCATCCAGCGGCGCTTTGTTGCGGCTCAGGCCGTCGATGTCGAGCACGCCAATCTTGTAAGCATGCACCAGGCGATCGCGCTGCTCTTTCAGGTCGGCGAGATCGGCCTTGGCTGCCTGCTCGATTTCGCTCTCCTGTGGATCTTCGGGGGATTCGACCATAGTTTTTATATCGTGCTCAATGGCGGCCGCCAGTTTCTCAAAAGCCGTGGTGTTAAACATGAATACGTGTTCCGCGCGCGAGGAGCAGCGCCAGACCAGGACCGCTTCGGACTTGGCGCGGTTGTTATAAAATGCCCATAGCCTCAGACCGCAGACACCGCAGGTCATCAGGTTACTGAGCGCCTGGCAGGTTTTGCCCTTATAGGTGTTACCGCGCCGGCTGAACTCGCGCTCGAGCGCTTCGCGGGTTTCTTCGTCCCAGAGCGGCTTGTGCCGGCCTGCGCCCCAGACGATTGTATCGGGATCAACCTTGCGGTTGCGCTTTGTTGTTCCGGTGCGCGGATCCAGCTCCGAGCGGGTTGCCCCCCAGCGCACCTTGCCGGCGTAGAAAGGGTTCAGGAGTATCTCTTTGATCGTCTGCCGGTACCAGCGTTTGCCTTTCGGGGCGACCCCGGTCGAGGACATGTATTCAGCGCACTCGAGCAGGGATTTGCCCGAAAGAAACATATCCTTGATCTTGATCACGTGGCCGACCAGGTCTTCGTCTGGTTCGGGCGGAGTCTTGCTGTTGATGGCTTTATACCCAAAGGGCAGCTTGACGGGCAGCCCGCGCGAGGCGGCGCGCCTGGGCATGGCCTCCTGATATTTTCGGCGCAGATCATTGGTCTGCGTTTTTTGTTTAAGCATGGCCAGCGTTTCCATCATGATGGCCATGTCTGATTTATAAGGGTTGTATTCAGCCGGCGGGATGGGTTCGACCGACATGTTGACTGCGAAGAGCTGCACCTTGTAGTGGGCCAGGGTCTTCGAGACCATGCCGAGCAGGTCGCGCAGGCGATCGTAGTCGTACATGACCAGCACGTCAAAGGCGTGATCGTGGGCATCGTCGAGCATGCGTTTCAGGTCTGGCATGGCGGCTTCGGCGTGGCTCAGATTAACGTATTTGGTGCGGCTTTCTCCGGGGATGGTGTAGGGGCCGGCGGTCTCTGACCATCCCCGGCGCTGGGCCTGCTCGCGCGAGCGGGTCAGCTGGACTTCAAGGGAGACCTTTTCGGGGCCGGCCTGGGCTTCGGATGAGACTGCATTCAATATGGCGTATCTGATGGGCATGGCACACTTGTTCCTGAAATATATGTTCTGGTAAGCAGCGCACAGAAGGCCCGAAATCATGGAAAAACCCGAGGGTTTTGGCGATTTCGGGCGGGATTGGTAGTTTGATGCGCCGAATTGCCACAGGCCCGCGTAGGGCCGTATAGGGCTATTCGGCCAATGCGGACAATGAGAGCGAGATCAGCAGGATTGTGAGCAGGAAACTGGCTAGGCTGCGGCGGGTAAGCGGGGCGAGTTCGGGGTTGGAGACGATCACGGGCAGGGAAAGAAGGCTAAGGCCAAAGAATACACTGGCTGCGCCGACGAAGAATTGAAGCATGTTAGGGCTGCACGCTGGATAATTGTTTCATGGAAGATTGAGCAAAACCGGGGACTCTGCATCAGCACCGCCTAGCGCATACGCGCTCGACGATGGCGAGATGTCATAAACAGCCATCACTTTGCCAGTATTTCTGGGGCCGAGCGTAACAACCGGGGCCCACTCATCGCCAGGCTCCCATAATGCAATAGTCAGGTTGAAATCTGACACATATGCTCCAGACTCATCCATTACAAAAGCTGAATAACCCGGTGAGTAATCTACTATTTGCCGACCATTATTTGTAACGGTCGTATACAAAACCAAAAAACGACCATTTTTAGGGTAATTGATCTCGCCGGCGAACTCTATCGAGTCTATGATTTCATAGCGATCAACCTTGATTACCCAATCTCCGTCTTGCAGAGCGCTTCCCGCAGGCAAAACCTTGAATTCTTCTGTCGCATTCGGCTGGGGCTGAAATGAGCCGGGATCCTGCTGATCTGAAACCGAACCCCCGCCTATCTCGCGGTTGATATCATTAAATGTTTCGTTGATCAGCGGTCCAAAAACAGTTAGAGCGCCGACGACACATAGGTTGGCAAAAAATAAACCAATAATGATCCAAGATACAACCTTCGTCCATTGTCGCTCTTCTTTATCCGTAAGAATAAGAATAAGCAAAGCAGGGAAAAACAAAAAGAACAGGATTACATATACCGCAGTCGAGCGATACCAGGGACGGGCGGTTGTCGCGCTCGGGCGAGCCGGATAGGCACGTAAGACGCCCTGCAAATCATCTAGGGTATTTCGAGCCTTATCGTTATTGGGGTTGATACGCAGTATTTCACGCAAGCACTTTATTCGCTCGGTATCATTATTTGCTACGTTGAACATCCACTGCCAGGCGCGCTCACTATTGGGATCTTCTCTCAGCGCTTGCGCAAACAGCCGGCGCGCAGTTACTTTGTCGCCGGCCTTGTGCGCTGCTATGCCATTCTTTAGGTTTTCGCTCATGGGATTGCTACTCTTTCGCGAAAGTTCTTATGTTTCGCAAAGAACGTTTGTGCTACAATGCAAAAAAGGAAGGTTCCGATGACACAAGAAACAAGTTACTTCTTATCGCCATATTCCCCGGAAGAAAAGGCTGCACTCCGGAGAACCATAGGCAGGCTGGTCACAACCGGCAAAAAGCTACGGGCCCTCGAAGGGGCCAAAGGCGCTCACGTCGGCAGTGCGAACCCTGGCAAGGCCGAGACTGATTTTCTTTGCGCCGCCGAGAAGGTGGGCATCGACCAGGTAGAAGCCTTCATCCCCATCCCAAAAAAGATACGAGCCTGGATCGCCCGCCTGGGACTGAAAATCTCCCACCGACTCTGCCGAGAGTTCTTGAAGCTTTCTCGCCAGTGATTCTTTCGAGCCGACATATCCGGCGATGACGCCGGACGGAATGGCGACCCAGATAAGTTCTGCGTCTGCGTCGTCGAGAAATATATTTAAGTAACGAGCAAACTCAGAGTCCATACATCATCCGATAAATCTGTCTTGTTTCATCCCGGCAAACACTGCCGGGATTTTTTTGTTTAACTTTCTCACACGTATGAGCTATGGGCACACAGAGAATATTTGATAAATCTTGATGTTGTTGGCGGCCATCTGCGCAAGTATTTCAAGCTGGGCAACCTGGTACATCGAGATTTGATTTTCTCTAGTTAGCGCCGGCATTTGAGTCAATATTCCTTTTATCTGACCGATTCTCTCGTTGCTATCCAGGATGAGTGAAAGCATTTCTGATCGGGCCTGCTTGCATTCCCGCGAAGGCTGCAACAGTTTTATTTGTTCTTGGCGTTGAAAAACACTAACGGCAAGCAAGGCGACGATTGCTGTTAGCAATAAGACAATTATGCCTTGGGTTGCTTTTTCCATCTCTTACACGCCGATCTCGTGGAACTGGCGCAGTGTCGGCAGCCAGCGGTTGGCCTTGATGACGTAGAAGCAGGTTGAGATATTCAGGAAGATGACCAGGCTGAGGCTAAAGACGATGCCGGCGGCGAGGAAGCTGTTGATCTGGCCAGGGTCCACCATTAGGGCGGGGAAAAGCAGGGCCGCGGTGATGATATAGCTCATCATGTAAAAGAGCATGTACCAGTCTGACAGGCGGATTTGGCGACGGGCGGCGGCTATCAGGCCAACGGCCGTGATGATGCTGAAGATGGGGGATGTTTCGACAAACGAATAGATCAGGGAGCGATCGAGGGCAAAGGCAACGCTCATCAAGGCGGCCATTCCGAAAGCACCCAGGCCGACGCGCAGGTCTGCCGCGCGCAGCCGGCGGCGTTCGATGCGCATTTTGAAGCCAAGGAGATGGATCAGGTGGAACTGGCCGACGTTGTACTTTATCTCTCTCAGGTCGGCGATGCTCACGATGCGTTCGAGTTCGGCTTTGATGGATTCTTGTTCGAGTGAGTGCATGGTCGGCTCAGGGTTTGATGGGGGTTGTATTCAGCTTCGCGCCGGCGGGGGTGCTTTGCGGTTGATCGTTGACTTCGTTACGGAAGCGGATGTACTTAAGCACCTCGCGCTGTTCTTCGCGGGTCATCTTTTCGGTTTCTGCCAGGATCTGCTCGCGCAGCGCCTCGAGCTCGGACACCTGGGGCAGCAGGCCGGCGGCACGAAAGACGGTCTCCTTGGGCAGCTTCAAGGCCTCGGCTATCTTCGAGCAGGCATCAGGCCCAATCTGCCTAGATCCCTTTGAAAGCATTGTGAAATAGCTGCTGCTTAGGCCAGCTCTTTGCGCCAACTGGTTTCTGGTCCAGTTACGCTTTTCTATTTCCGTATCTACGAACCTAAGAAATTCCATGTGCATATTGTTGCCGATTAAGTTCTAAATTGGGTTAGAAATATACTTGACAAGATTTATAATATGGTTATAATCTAACTGTAGTTAGATGTTATCTACCAGGAGAGAGAGCATGACAGAAAAGACCACCATCCAAGTTACAAAAGATGCCGCCGACGAACTGAAACGACGCTTTCCGCATTTGCGGAATGATGCTGTTCGGGTTTCTGTTCTTCTGGGTATCGTGAAAATCGAAGAACTACCCCGTCCCGCTGACGGCGAATCCATTCCCGTCATCACCATCGCCGAGAGCTAAGCCATGACAACCGCTCTTGCGCTTCTCCTGACGATCGTCATTCTGCAAAGTCTGTACATTGTTTCGCTCCAGCGCAGCCACCTGCACCCTGGGGTCAAGACCCAACAGGCTGGCCGGCTGTACCTGGCGGCTTGCAGCCTGCTCAGAGTTCCGGGGGCGCTAGTCGCCTTCGACGTGCGCGGGATGCACAGTTTGAACAGCGAACTGGGTTACTCGAACGCCAACCGGGTTTTGAGCCGAATACTTGGCGTATGCAGCAGCCGGCGCGACATCGTGAGCGTTTGGGGCGGAGATGAGTTCGTGATCTTTATGCCGTTTTCGAGCGCAGAGACCGCCGATAACCTGGTCAAACGCCTGCTGGCGAAGACACGCTGCCTGAGCGAAGAACTGCCGGCAGAGACACGCGCCAACCTGGCTCAGCGAACCAACAACATCATCGACGGCATCCACCTGGCGATCGCGGTTGTCGACGAAACCAACAACGCCCTGCGGGCAGCCAGCGAGGCCGTGGACAAAACCGAGCACCTGAAAGAACACGGCGCGCAGATCACCGGTCGGCGTGAAACCACCGGCAACGTGGGCACGCTGGTGGGCCACCTGGGGATGGCGAAATGACAACCGCTTCGTCGCTTGCGCTCGAAACCCTGGCGAATGCGCTGCTTGCAACCGCTGCCAGACTGGAAGCGGAACAACAGGCGCGCGAGTTCGAGCAAGGTCTGCTCGAGATGCGAACAGAGTACAGCTTCGCAGAACCAATCAACCAGCCGGCAATGGCAGCCGCCGGCAACTAGAAAGCGAGACGAGACAATGGGCATAAGAACACGTGGTTACCATCCGGCAATTTCCGCCATGCGCGAGAGCATGCTGTTTCGGCAAGAACTACTCGAAGAAGCCTGGGCAAAAATGGACCAATTCAACGCAAACAAACAACTCAAGAAAAGTTACTGGCACCAGCGCCAATCCCTGGCAATGGGCGAACTGAAAGCCATTGACCCGCAAGGCTGGGAAGCCTGGTACGACAGTGACGCCGTTCCTGAATACGGAACGGAGAAAAGCCGGGCCTTGCTGGTCGAAGCCCGCGTGGCTGAACTTGCCGAGAAGAATAACCGGACTGTTGTCCGCGCAGTGGCGCGCCTGTATCGAGGCGTGTTCATTTGGCGCGACCAGGCCGGTTATTTCATCTTCGGCGAAGACCGGCGCATTTATGAATTCGTCGAAGAAGGCGAAGCGAAGGGTCACATAGACGCGACCCTGGCCATGTGCGGCAGCCTGCTGGGCGCGCTGGCATAACAACAAACAACTGGTGGGGCGCGGGCTTTCTTCATAATCCAAGCATAACCACATCAAAGGGAGAACTCAAGAAATGGCAATCGATTGGACGGCTTTTGGACTGGTTTTGGCTGGAGAACTGATCTTCGCTATCGTGCTGGCTGTGATAGTGCGCTTCATAGCGATCAAAGGCCCTACTGGGCAGACTTTATGGATGGTTGTTGTCGGCGTCGCCGGCGTCGTTACCATCGCTAGCCCGCTGATCGGTTGGTTTTCATTTGTGATCATGGCAGCCTGCTTTTCTGTAGCCGGCATTCCTATGGGGATTGAATACCTGACGCGCATGTCTGATGAGCACATCGCTGCGCGCAAGACCCTCGAAGGAACGCTCGATGACAACACCAGCGCAGATTGGGAAGCGTGAGTATTGCGCAACGATTACCCAGGGCCGACTGGCAAACCGGGATATTCGGCAGGCGCTCCGGAAAATGCTCTCGGCCAGCAACTCCCCGGCAGTCCACGCCCTGATCGCACAGATGAGTCTGGCGCTGGCTGAAAACGAAGATGCGCTGAACAGACTGGACGAGATCGGAAGAAACAGCAAGACAGAACCTTAAATCAGCAACACGGCTTCGATGCCCGTGACAAGCAGAAGGACGCTCTCCCCCCTGGAGCACACCCTGCGCAGACGGCATCGCGGTCACATTCAATCAAAGAGCAGCGCGCAACCCCTTATTGATACAAAGCGCTCTCCCAGGGCAGGGTGCCCCCCTCACCCTGCCCATAGCTCCGGGGAACCGGTGTGGCGGGCAAGACTGCCGCCGGTGGGTCCGACTCCCACCTCCCTCTCTAGTACGTACAACAGCACGCGCCAGTCCGGCTCAGACCCGGCGAGATGGACAGACGACTGAAAATAGATACACAAAAAAAACAGAGAATTCGGCCAGCCAGGTCGGGTCCCCCCACGAGAAAAGGCGGGGACGTGGCTTCAATGTCACCTGGCCTCTTCTACCTGAAAACAAATCAAACACTTTGCCCGGTCCGGGGTGCGATCAATACCCGGCGGGCGCTTACGCCCCTGTTCTTATTTCGTGACCGAAAGTTTTTCAGGGGCATCGGCTTTTCTTTATTTCCATCAGGAGGTGATCCGATCTCTATCGCGACACCAGCCGCGCGCGCCGGCTGGGTAATGACAGCCAGGGCCAAAATCGTACCGAACGGGCCCGAACCCCTATCTGACCCCAGGCCGCGCTGGGGACCTTAAATACAAAAACGCCCGTGGGCAGCGGGCGCTTTGTCGGGTGCGGACACCCAAAATAACGAGACAACGCTATTTTAGCACAGTTCGCGCCTGACATAACCCTGCCCCACGAAAAGGAGATTGTTATGTGTGAACCCGCGAAAGTTGTAGCAAGACTGACCCTGACCCATCAAAACGGCAACCAGACGGTTGCCGAAGTGCACGATGACGCCTCGTTCAGTTCGTTCTTTCGGATTTATAAGCGGCCGGCCGGCCAGGACGAAAAGCACCTGATGCGGCGCGAAAGCCGCATCGAAGCGCGCGACCTGGAGCAGTTGGGTGAGAAGATCACCCGCACCTGGAAGGGGATGGCTTCGAGCAAGGTCGCCAAGGGACGCTGGAACGGTCACCTGGTGGTTGACAGCAAGGTTGTCATCATCGACGCCGAAAAGTACGTCCACCTGCTTGACTGCGAATTCTCGCAGCTTCCAGGCGGCGGCCAGGCGATCAACCGGTCGGGTGGCGTTTTGGCAAAGCGCGAGCTGGCCCCCAGCAACGCACTGCCGATCGGGTACACCCCCCTGCAAAAACGCATGAACATCATGACCGGGAGGGCATAAGCGATGGATATCGAGAAGCTTTACCCCCTGCTCGAACGGATCGCCGTTGCGCTCGAACGGCTGTCGAACGATGGCAAGCCGGCGGCGCTCAACCTGGTGCGCCCGATGGACGAGTTTTGGAACTTTGACTGGTCGGCGATTGGCGCTGAGATCGTCAAAGACGACGCCGATGGGCCGACGCATGTGCAGCACAACGGAGCGCTCTACACCAGGCGCAGCCCGACGAACAAGTTTGATCCGGCGATCTGGTACTCAGCGCCCGCCGGGAAAGACGGCGACGGCAACGTCGAGTATGTGCGCCTGATCACCTTCCGCGACTTCAAGGACGCCGATCCGCTGCCTGGCAAGGTGACCAACAACGGCCATAAGGCCCCTGCTCAACAGCAGGCCCAGGCTCCCCGCCCGCCGGCAGCGCAAACACAGCGCCCAGCTGCACCCCCGCCGACACCGGCGATGCCAAAGCTCGCAACCCGGCCTTACAGTCCCGATGTTCTCAGGAGCAAGCTCGCCGAGTGGGCCAAAGCCCGGACCGGCCAGCCCTGCACCGCGCAGCACCGCACGCTATTGGCCGGCCAGCTCGAAACGGCCATCGGCGGCAAGCTGGAACGCTACGAGATGAGCGAGTGGTTGTTCGGCAGTTCTTCAACAGCCGACATCTCGTGTGAGCTGGTGCTGGCAGCGCTGAAGGACTGGCTCGAGATCAAAGACTGGCAGAGCCAGCCGAGTGAGAGCGCGATCGCAGAAGTCAAGGCGGCCCATGCCGCGGCGGTAGCGCACATCAAGGCAACGCAGAAGGCTTAGTTTTAAAGCAAACGAATCGGGGCGGGTGATGAGCCCGCCCCGGAGGAGATAACTCATGAGCGATATAAAAATGACACTTGCCAACAAGCTCGACAGGCTGGCAGACCTGGAATCGGGGCGTGAAGTTTTGACGCTGCGCAAGAAGGAAGAAGTTTCCCAGGCAGTTCCGCTTGAAGTTTTGGAAAAACTGAACGAAATCGATAACAAGTACGAAGCCGAAGATGCAAAACTGCTCGAGGAAATGCAAGCCTTGGAAACAGAAATTCGCGCCGAGGTGCTTGCTCGTGGCGAAACGGCTAAAGGGGCGTTTTTGATGGCCACCTGGAACAAAGGCCGCGTTTCGTGGGATGGCAAGAAGCTGGATGGCATGATGGCGCTTATTCCACAACTCAAGGAAGCCCGCAAGGAAGGCGCGCCAACTGTAAGTCTGCGACGGGTAGAAGCATGAGCGCTTTTTCGGTCATCATCCTTCTGATCATCGCCGGCTTGGTCATGTACTTCGACCTGCGACCGGACAAATAACAGAAATACCGGGCAGGAGCGCGAGACCAGCGCAGCACCGCCCGTTATTGTTGCCCCTGCACCGCCCAATACGCACCGCGAAACAACGGAAAGCAGACGGCGCAGGGGTACTCTTCTCAAAAGGATAATCACGATGGGCGCATCATTCGCTCTGTCCTGGGTACGCGCAGACGATGAAATTCAGCAGCCGACACCGACCACGAAGGTCAAGAAAGTTATACCGCGCCTGACCTGCGAAGGTCACAAGTGGGGCATGTGGATGACCGACAACATGTACATCGACACCCCTTGGGGCAAGCAACTTATCCCGCAGTCTATTGGCAACTATCGCCGGTTCTGCACTCGCCGGGGATGCAAGGCCAAACAGATGGGATATGGGTCAGCGTGGGGCGTGAACATCACGCCGGTGGATATAGCATCGACAACCAAATAAAACTACCCACTCGCGATGTAAAGCGAGCCAGTGTTGATAGCACAAAGGGAACGCCGGAACGAAGGAGTAACCGGCACACAGCAGGGTAGCTCAATGGTTACAGCGCGGGAGTCATAATCCCGAGATTGAGAGTTCGAGTCTCTCCCCTGCTACTGGAATGTTTCACTTAATAAAAGCTAACGAAAACATAAAAGGAGTCTCCCATGCTGATCAGTTTTTACGGAACGTTATCCGGCCTGACGGCCAATATCCTGAAGGACGAAGCCAAGATCGGGGTCGCCTGCAAAGTCGAAGAGATGGACGAAGATGCGCTCGACCGCCTGGCTGAAGTTTGCGCACTGCAAATTGCATCAGATGTACACCTGGTCTTCGAGGGCAACCAACTGGCCCTTCCCTGCCGCGTCGGTTCGGTTATGACCGATCACGCCAAGAAGGACATCAAGATTGTGATTGTGGTGCCCGAGAAGCGCCTCGATGCAAAAGACAAAAGCTGCCTCGAAGAGTGGTATCGCATGGAACGCGAGATCGGTGTCGAGGTGACCAACCGGCAGATGACCTTCAAGGACATCGTCCCCCAGGGCTTGCGTGGCCGCGTGGATAAAGTCACCATCAGCAGCGGCAACAAAAGCGTCACGTTTGATAAATCAGTCAAGATCGATCCCGAAACCGGGGAGGTGCAGCAATGACAGTCCACCCGGTTTATGACCAACTGCTCGCAGAAATCACAGACGAACTGGAACGCAAGGTTCTCCAGGTGCTGATCGATCATGCCGGCACGCGCGTTACCCGCCCGCAGCTTGTGATGGATATCTTCGGCATCGAGGTCGAGCAAGCGGAACTTACCGGCAATTACCAAGACCGACAGATCCGCGAATGCATCGAGCACCTTCAGAAGCGCGATTATCCGATCATGGCTTCGAGCGGAACGCCTGGCTATGTGCTGGCCGCCGACGAAACGGTACTGGATGCCTACATTGCCGAGATTGGTTCACGCATTGCCAATATGCAGGAAAAACAAAGCGCCCTGCGGCGCTCACGGCGCTGGATCGGTTTTATCCGGCAATGGAAAGAAGGCCGGCCGGCGCAGCAAATAAGCATGTTCGGAAAGGTTTGACGATGGACACAAAAGAAACGGTCAAATGTGAATACTGCAAGAGAAGTTATCCGAAGGCATTCTCGAAATGCCCGTACTGTAAAAATAAGCCCAAAAAGAAATAACCATACCCAGGAGCGAGACAATGGCACAGATCCCAGTAACAAAGATCATGCGCAACCCGCAACAACCCCGGACCGTGTTCGACAAGGACAGCTTGGCAGAGCTGGCCCAAAGCATCAAGGAAACCGGTCTTATCCAGCCGATCGTTGTGGAAGACAACGGCGACGGCACCTACACCCTGGTCGGCGGCGAACGCCGCTGGCGCGCCCACCAGCTACTCGGGCGTGAGACCATCGAAGCTAACATCCGTGAGCGTTCGAACCATAACGGGCGCGAACTGCTCGTGATGGGCCTGGTCGAGAACGTGCAGCGCGACGATATGAACGCGATGGACGAGGGCGAGGCCTACCAAAGACTGCACGACGAGCACGGCATGGACTGGGCCGACATCGGCAAGCAGGTCGGCAAGAGCACATCCGCACTCCAACAGCGGGCGCTGCTGACCAAACTGGATCCGGAGATCAAAGAAATGATCCGCCGGGGCGAGTTCACCGGCATGTCGAGCGTTGCGCGGGCCCTGCTGGCCATCCCCGATGGCAAGTCACGCGTGGAACTGGCCCGCCAGGCGCGCGCAGGAAAGTTCACCTGGCGGCAGGTTATCGGCGCTGCCGAGCGCATGGCAAGGGCCATCGCCGAACAGCAAAAAGAAAAGGACAAGCCGGCCGACAAACGCAACTCGCCGGCGATGCGCCAGGCGCTCAAGAAGAGCAGGCGCGATGACTTCGACGAAGAGACCCCGCCGAGTGGCTGGGATGCGCTCAAGCAGGCCGGCACTGTTCCGGAATGGAGCAAGGTCTCCGGAGCATCCCAGGCGGTATGCAAGTCCTGCTCGCTCTCATCAATGGCCAACGACGTTACCTGTAACGAGTGCCCGCTGGTTGAATTCATCGTCAGGGTGGTGCGGCCATGACCGACACAGACACTGACCTGCAATCTGTGATCAGCGCGCTTTTGCGCCAGGCTGTGATCGCCGACCCGCGGCAAAGGCCCCCGTCCTGGTCCGCCGACGAGATCGCCTTCCTTCACAAAAACGCCGGCATCCTCGACGATCAGCAGATCGGCGAAGCCCTGGGGCGCACCGCAAACGCGGTCAAGATATTCCGTGTTCGGGCAAAGCTGAAGGCGGTTTCGCGGGCCGGCACGGTCTGGATCACCGCCAACCAGGCGGCCAGAGTCCTGGGCGTCGACTCGCACAAAATGACGTACTGGTGCAGGGTCGGTTTGGTCCCGGCGCGCTTCCGGGTGCATGCAGAGAGCCAGCGTGAATACATCCTGATCAACCGCGAGCTGCTCAAGCGCTGGTGTGTCAACCTGCGCAACTGGGTCTACATCGACTGGCGCCGCATCAAGGATGAGCGCATCCGCCGCTTATGTGAGCTGCGCGCCGAGCGCTGGGGCGATGAGTGGTGGGACACCACCCAGGTCGCATCCCACCACGGCGTAGATGTGACCGACGTAAAGCGCCTGATCTCGCGCGGTGAGATCAACTCGTACCGCCCGGAATACTCGCTGGGTGGGAGAAATCTCAGAGACACCTGGCGCAATCACTTTGTTCTCAAGAGTGAAGCCACCCGGGCCGATCTGGTTTTCCACAAACGACAAGGGGCGCCAGGCAAATCGCGGAAGTTCAGCCCCGGCTTCGACGCCTTTCTTTTCAGGGCGAGAGCGGCCGGCTACGAATGGGCAGCCATTGCGAAGATGTCCAAGGTCGCGATGAAATCCTGCATGTATCGCTACTCGAAGCTGCTGAAAGCCAGGGCGCAATGACTACCTGGAAGAAATCTGGCGAGAGTGGCCAGGCGCACGCCTGCGACCGCAAGGGCCAGGAGTACTACATCACCGTATGCGGGACCGTGATCCGCACCGACAAGGCGCTCGACGCGCCGACGGGCGAACGATGCCCGAATTGTGACCAAATAACTACCGAAGGGAGACGCCATGACGACGCAAAACAAACGACCAGTACTACCGCCGCGCGGCGTTTTCAGCCCATCCGCAATCGTTTACGACAAGACACTGGCCCCAACGGTCAGGGACACCTACACCATGCTGAGAGGCCTGGCGTGGGGAAAGTCTGAAACTCCTCCGATTTCGTTTGCTCAGCTTGAAGACATTACCGGGAAATCACGGACGACAATTTATGGACACATGCGCGAGTTGGATACTCGGGGCGCTCTGCGATGGCGCTCTGCTGGCGACGCGAGACTCATTGTGTCCTTCTTTGACCTGGATGACCTGAGTGATGATCAGCAGATCGGCGAATATGAGAATGAGTCCGGAAATTCGGAATCCGGATTTCCGGATTTGCCTGATGATGATTCTTTAAAAGAGTCTTTAAATCATCATCCTCTTATAGAGTCCGAAAATCCGGACAAAATCCGAAAATCCGGACAACTTGTCCGAAAAACCGGACAAACAATCCGGAAATCCGGACTGGCAGCCGATGAGCCCCCGAAAGAACCTGTGCAGGAGCCGATCCGAACGGTTGTTGATCCTGCTTTTGGGGCACTGGTCAAGTTGTGGCAATCCATCCGGGGCCCGATCACGGCCTTTGACGCCGACGAGATCGGCGCGCTGCAAGACGAATGGCACAAGCACCTGGCATCTTTGCCGGAAGCTCACCCGAACAAGACTGTCACGGCCCAGGCTGCGATCGAAGAAGCTTTGAGGGCAACCGCCCTACAGGCCTCGAGGCCGAACCTGAAGTATGCCCGCAAGGTGCTGTTGACCTTTATGGCAGAAGGTTTCAAGGCCGAATCGTCGATTGTTCCAGCCGCTCCTGCGCCTGTTTCAGAACCGGAGCCGGCGCAATCGAAGCCGGTCGAAACGTACGCGCCCATGCCAGCCGAGGCGAAGCGCGCCCTGGATGCGCTGCTTAAATCACGGCGGGAGGAAGCTTATGCCACCAACTGAAACAAGCCCAGGGACGCCCTATAACCACGAGGCCGAAGAAGCCTTGATCGGGGCGATCCTGATCGCGCCCGAGCAATACAGGGTGCTTTCAGCGATCGTGCGCCCGGAAGATTTCCGAATACAGCGCTTTCAGTTCGTCTGGAAGGCCGCCCAGGAACTACAAGACAAGGGCCAGCCGATCGATTTCGTTACGCTGAACGACCAGCTCAAGAGAGACGGCAAGCTGGACGAGGTCGGCGACGACTTTTTGTACAGCATGAACTTTGCCGCCCCGAACGCCTTCAATGCCGAAGGGTACGCAAACATCGTTGCAGATTTTGGCATGAAGCGAGACCTGCTTTATGCCGCCAACGACATTGCCGCCTGGAGCTATAACGGCAAGAGCGGCATGGAGATCATGACCCTGGCCCGTAAGCGTTTCGAGCAGATCGAGACCGGGCGCGGTTTTGGCGGCGAGAAGGTATCCGTCAGGGATGTGCTCAGCCAGATCTATGACGAGATGGAAACCGGGGTAACGCCGCTTAAATACATTCCGAGCGGGCTGCGCGCCCTGGATGACCTTATCGATGGCTTTGCGCAGACAAAATACGTCGTGATCGCCGGCCGGCCGGGAGACGGGAAGACCGCCTTCATGCTCGACGCGGCCCGGGAAGCGGCCGTCAAGCACCGCCAGAAAGTAGCTTTCTTCTCGCTGGAAATGTCTGCCGGAGAGCTTACGGACCGCATGATCGCCCAGATCACGGGCATCGACAGCAAGCGCATCGAAAAGCGCAAGCTGCGCGACGATGAATGGCCACTGTTTACGGATGCGGTTGAGCAGCTCGCCAACTCCCAGATGGATTTGTACTACCGTCCGGGCTTGAGCATTCCGGAACTGCGCGCGCGCTGCCTGCGCGGCAAGTATGACATGGTCTTTGTCGATTATCTGCAACTGATGATCGGTGAGAACCGAAAAGAAAACCGGGTGCAGGAACTTTCGTTCATCACACGCAACCTGAAGGTGCTGGCAGGTGAGATCAACGCCCCGGTTATTTCGGCCTCGCAGATGAACCGCGGCGTCGAGGGCAGGGCCGACAAAGAGCCTCAGCTCTCAGACCTGCGAGAGTCTGGCTCCATCGAGCAGGATGCCGACATCGTCATGTTTATTTATGGCGCTCAACCAACGCCGATGCCCAAGGAGCCGAGAAAGTTCAAGATCGCCAAGCACCGCGGCGGGCCCGTCGGCACGATCACGGCGACATTTACCCGGCAAGCCGTTCACTTCGAGGGATGACCATGAGCGAAGCAGTTCAGCAGTTCCTTGAGATTGTCCGAACCACCTGGCGCAAGGTCCTTTATTGCGGCCAGTGCGGAAAGAACACGGATCACACCGGCAGGGAAGTGGCGCGTGAAGAGATTTACACGTGCTCTATCTGCCGATCTGAGAAGTGGTACACCGTCAAATAGGAGGCGGCCATGAAAAACGAAATCGTTCGCGCCCTGGAACAGGCCGGCGCGCTGGTCCTGAAGATGGACCGGAACAGGGAAGGCTTTGACCTTCTCGTCGTTGCGCCCGCAGGGAATACCATCATGCGCGTCGGCGCCGATCCCCTGACCGCCTTCGAAGCGCTGATCAAAATAGGCATCGAGACCGTCGGCGGCGCCTACTACGTCGTCGAGACACCGGAGCAGGCGCTCAGCCTTGTGCGCGGCGACCTGCAAACAGTAATGGCTCTGATCGAGAATGGAGCAGGTTTATGAACTACTCAATTGCAAAGTCGATTGCCGACTACCTGGTCGGCGAGCTATCCCCGTACTGCCTGCCGGATTACTGCCGGATCGCCGGCGGCCTGCGACGCGAAAAGGCCGACGTGCATGACATCGAGATCGTTTGCATTTCGAAGCCTGGCGCGCCCAGGCCCGAGTTCGGGCAAAAGCGCATCCTGGCCAGCCACCTGGAAGCAGGCCTGTACCGCCTGGAGTGCGAAGGCCGGCTGGGCCGACGCGAGAAGGATGGCCCTAAATACAAGAAGATCTCGATCACCCTGGAAGCGTTCGGCGTCCGCACCCTGGATCACTTCTTCCTGGATCTGTTTATTGTGCGCCCGGAAACATGGGGATATCAATTTACGGTTCGCACTGGACCGGCAGAATTCAGCCACAAGCTGGTAACAAAACAGGATCTTGGCGGCTGGCTGCCTGGCAATGTTCGGGTCGAGGACGCCCTTCTCTGGGATGTTCAAACCGACACAGTTATCCCAACGCCCGAGGAAGCCGACTTTCTGCGCGAAACTGGCCTGCCCTGGATCGAGCCGCGCGACCGACAAACCTACCTGGAGAAAAACCAATGAGAAAACGCGAAATGATCGTTGTTGTCCTTGGCATGGCCGGCGTTCTGCTCGGCGTCATGTCGGTAGTACTCACCTTTGGAGGTTGATATGAAAACCGGAATGCAATATCCCCTGATCGGCCTGGCGGTCCTGCTCTTGGTTGCCATTCTTGGCAAAACATGGAACAACGCACAGATCGATATAGCAACTGCACGGATGCAAGCTCAGGCGCTCGGAACCGAACTGCCATCCGGAGCGCTGGCGATCGGGGAGATTGGTGCGTTCTGGGTGATCAAGGCAATTGCAGGCACCCTGCTGGCCGGGGCTGGCACGGCCATCGGTGTGAGACTTTGGGCCGACTGGAAAAAACGAAAGCGGCAATCCAACTGGATGCCAGGCCCAAACGCCAATTACCAACGCCAGCCACCCGCACAGAAGGCAGTCAGTAACGCAGAACTTTACCGAATGATGATGTACCAGCAAATGCAACAAGGCGGCGCGAGGAAAACACCTGCGCAGATCGGAATGGCAAACGATGATGAACCGGAGATTGTTTTTTAGTTTGATCCTGGCCGCGGGCCTTTTCCTTCTTGCCGGCCTGACCGGATGCGGTGATGGGGCTTTCAGCCCGCCGACCGCAACCCCCACGCCGACCCCTGATCTTGGCGTCGGTGGCGCGGTAGTGCAGCTCCTCGAGCAGGAAGCATACATCCGCCTGACCGAACAGGCAATTGATAACCTGCGTATTGAAATGGGCGCAAGGATGACCGCAACGCAGATGGTGATCGAAGCGACGGCCACACAACAGGCCCGCAGCGACTACGCCACTGCAACATCGGTCGCAGCGACTGCGACCCACCAGGTCTGGCAGGTAACCATCGAATCAGGACAGGCGCGCGATACTGCGACGGCTCAGGCCCAGGCAACCGAAACCGCCATCCACTACCAAAACGTGACGGCAACGGTTATCTCCGGCGCAACCGTGACATCGACCTATAGCACCCAGATGGCCCCCATCTGGGACGCTGAGCGCCAGGCAATCGAGGCGCAGGCCGAGAAAGCGCAGATCGAACTGCGCCAGGCCCAGGCAACGGAAATTGTGGACGCCTGGTGGATATACGTTCTGGTCGCTGTTCTGGCGATCGCCTTCCTGTTCTACCTGTGGAAAAAATCGCAAGTCGGCGTGATCCTTGACGAGCGTGGCCGGCTGCGCCTGGTCATGATCGGGCAGACCGCTCTCAACCCGGACCTGATGTTTCGCCCGGTTATGGATTTTCGAGATGGTCAGATCCGCTCTCCGAGGCTGGACGTCACGGACGAAACTCAGATGCGGATCACGCATGAAGCAAAAATTGTTGATGCCATTTCGATGTTACCGCCGGCTGGCGGAGGTCAGGGCCTGAAGCTGGTCAGCAACATGACCGGCCAACCTGGCGGCGTCAATATTCAAGTTCTCCAGCCCGGGCAGCTTGGAGATATTCGGCGTGAACTCGACGCCAAATTGGAGGACGACGAATGACAAGGGACTACTACAACGAAGCCATCGCGGTAGCCGAAACCCTGGTCTCCGTGATGACACAAGATTTGCATCTGCAAGCGCCGACGCAATACTTTCTCGACCCCGCCGGGGAGAGAGTCTGGTTGATTGCCATACTTGACCCGAAAGCCCTGGGTGGGCAGATCTCCGCTTATACCCGGCCTCAGACCCTGCACCAGCTCTCGACCGCCCTGGGCGGCCGTCCTGTTATCCTGAGCAACCACACCGGTTTGCGGTACGGCATCCTGATGAGCGAGAAGCCCAAACTTCCGCTCTCAGTTTTGTATCCCGAGGATGTGCCGACCGGCGTGGTTCCCCTGGGGCGCACGCTCAATGGTGTGTTGCATCCCCAGGCCTCGCGGCTGATGAATGTTCTGGTAGGCGGCGAACAGGGAAGCGGCAAGAGCACTCTTCTGCACCTGTTCGCTTATGCGGCCTTTCAAAACGGCTGGCAAACCTATGCCGCAGATCCGCGCTCGATGACGTTTGACGATACCTGGAACGGAGTCCTGCGCGCGCCTGTGGCAGACAAGGCCGAGGGCGTCTTTGACATCCTGGATGTTATCGACCGCGAGATGGAGCGCAGGGCGGCCTTGTTCCGCTCTGTGCGCGAGAACAGACTGCCGGCAGGAAGCGTCGATGCCTACAACGCGATGGTCGAGAGCGCCGACAGGCTTCCGCGCATATTCTTTTTGGTGGATGAGGCCAATACCTTTCTCGCCAACGATAAGCTGCGCAAACGGGTCGAGGATCTCTCGCGGCAGCCGCGCAAGTTCGGTATTCACTTCATCCTGGCCGGCCACAACTGGCGCGATGCTGATGTCCCCCGCGGACTGTCGGCGAACTTCCACACGCGCATCAGTCTGCGAGTTGCCGACGATACCAGCGGGCGGGTTGTCCTGAATAACCCGCGCTGGGGCAAGGCAATGATGAAGGTCACGCAGCCCGGGCGTGCAGTTGTATTCCTGGATGGTCGCTTTGCCCGTACCCAGTTTTATAAGCTGGACGAGGGGCGCATTATCCCAATGCTCCTGACCGGTTCCGGCCCCGCTGCTGCGCTGAGTGACAAAGAGCGTCAGTTGGGCGAGCGCGCGCTGCGCGAAACGGATGGCAAGGTTAGCCGGGAAGTTCTAACGGGTTGGGGTATTGGGCGCTCGGAAGCCGACCGGATCATGGAACGCTGGACGACACGCGGGTGGGCCGAAAAGGACCCGCAGCGCGCCAACGCAACCTATCTGACGTCAATATTGCGTGATTTGCTGCGCAACCCCGCAGCCCCCGCAACCCCCCGCAACCGCCCCGCAACCCCAGCAGCCGGCTACGCAGCCCCCGCAACCGGTACTCTTAGCCCTGAGGCGGCCTAATATGGCAAGCGGGCATACTCACAACGCATACAACACGGGATTGTTTCTCGCGACGATGTTCGCCGGCCTGGCCGGCGGCATCCCCGCGGACAAGGTCGCTGCACTGAGTCTCGGCGTCTCTGTCGGCTTTTTGGTAAATCCAGACCTGGACGTGGAAAGCGGCAGTATCGCTTTCTACAACGCCCGGCGCACGGCTGGCGGGTTGTTTGGCCTGGCCTGGCGCATCATCTGGTGGCCATACGCCAAGGTCGTCCCGCACCGATCCCCGCTTTCTCACTTTCCCGTTTTGGGAACTCTCATACGTGTGAGCTACCTCGGCCTGTTGATGTGGCCGGCCTGGCCTTTTATTCCCTGGGGCGCTGTTCTGCCCTGGCTGGGGCCGGCCCTGCTGGGCCTGGTGCTCTCCGACACCGTTCACTGGATACTCGACATGAAAACTTTCAAGGTCTTCGTAATGTGGGGGCGCGCCGTCTTTTGGTTCGCGCTCCTGCCCATGCTGCTGGGCCTGCTGGCCTGGTGGCTTCTGGCGGGAAGATGATCACATTTGCGATATTTTTCTCACTTCCGTTTGTTGTCTTGATGGCCGTGCTGATCGCAGCCGACCTGAGAAAGGCGAAATAGCTATGGGACAAACTCAATTGTTTCTCGACACGCTGATTTTGCGCCGGCACGAACTCAAGATGAGCCAAAGCGCTCTCGCCAAATTGGCCGGCGTCTCTCGCAATTACATCAGCCAGATCGAGCGCGGACAGATCGACGGCGTTTCGTTCAAGGTCTTCGGGCGTGTTTGCGGCGCCCTAAAGTTGACTTTCAGGATGCTGGCTGTGAAGTACGAAGATTACAGGCCGACGCCGGTGCCAAAGCAGGTCGATGCGCCCGAGTTCCCGTACTGCAAGTGCGATGTCTTCAAGCCGAATCACCTGCGCATCGAGCCGACTTGCGCTTTCTGCGATAAGCCATTGGGCGCCGACTGAGTAAAGGAGTCTTTTATGCCAGAACGAATACAGCGCAAAAGAACACGCGGCTGGAAGATGCCGCCAAACACAGTTTATGTCGGCCGACCGTCGAAGTGGGGGAACCCCTATCACATCGGCCAAAACTACATCGATAAAGTTATCGAAAATGACGAAGTTGTTGAACATTCATGGGATAGCATTGACGCAAAAACAGCCATTGCGTTTTACGAAGAAGCCATTACGAAAAAATATCCAGCCGTAAAAATCACTGTTGAAGAAATCATCGCAGAATTGCGCGGGAAAAATCTTGCGTGCTGGTGCCCGCTGGATAAGCCCTGCCATGCAGATGTGTTGCTACGGCTGGCGGCCTTGCCGGGAGAAGCTGTTCATAAGGCTGGCGAGTTTTGTCTCGGCGACCATCCCGGATGCTACGAAAGCATTATCAGGCGGGGCCATTGCCATAGTTGCGGAAAACCGTTTCGAGTAAGAGCGGCCGACTGAGAGGAAAAATGAAACCTGAAAAACTTTTAGCAATAGCCAGACTCGCCTTGATGAACATAGCTGACGCGCGAGACGGTATCGACGGCATGGAAGAGTTAGATTTTTGCGAAAGAGTCGGCTTAGAAGACGAATATTTCAAAATGGAAGATTGGCGAAAATTATTTCTCGAGAACTACAAGCTGCCATCCGAAGATGAACCGACAACCAGCCAGAGCGCGAAACCTGAAAAAAGATACACAACTAAGGCGCTAATTGAACGGCTGAATAACGCTCTTGAAAATGGCTACGAGGAACTCGGCGAAACCGACATCGGCGATCTTTTGCTCGAGACCGAACAAGAATCGCTTTGTCCCCATTGCGATGCGAGTCCGTGTTTGGGCGAGTTCGACTCGAGTGACTGTTAATCGAGAAGCCGCCAACGTGAAAAGGAGCATCCATGCTAACCATCTCGCAAAGAGCAGAGCGCGCCGCGAGGCGCAAAAACAAAAAGATTGCGCATGATTTCCCCTTGCTGGCTGAGCAGCTCGCGGTCACCGTGGAAAGCCAGGTTGCCCGGCTTCAAAAGCAGGACGAAGACAACGTTGCATACGAGGAGCGGCTACAGGTCGGCAATCAGCGCGCATGGGAAAGGGCTATTGTCTGCAAGATCGTTGCGCGGGAGTTTCTCCCGGCTGAACTCTTCGAGAGTTACGAAGCCCGCTATCAGCGGATATACGGACATCGAAGCTATGAATATGCCGGCCACGCCACTGCCGACTGGTGGTGGTGCGCCCTACGCGACAACGATGTAACTTGGGCACACGAGCATTGCCCGAATGCTGTATTTCACAATTCGGAACCATACCAACAGGCCGGCCAGTGCCCCACGTGTAAACGCAAGCTGACACCACTTGCGGCGAAAAAACAGCAGGAAGCCCCCTTGCAGCTTTCTTTCATCCATCCAGACTCGTCATAGACAAGAGTAAGACTAAAAAGGCGCAAATGAAAATCATTATCAATAAACTACTTACCTTCAAAAACTTCCTGTGGCTCGTGTACGTCGGCGTGCTCGTCGTCGTCACGCCCCATACCCAGTGGATGTTCGCCCAGCTGGAACCGCCCGAACTCCCTGGCCTTTCCTGGGTTATCGCCATCGTGACCGAGGCCGCGATCTTCGGCCTGACGCACATGCTGGTTAAACACATCGCCGCGAGGAAGCTGACAACCTTCAACTTCGAACGGAAACGGCTCGAAGCCGGTCGGCTCTCCAAATACTTCACGTTCTGGCCGGTCTTCCGCTACCGCTGGCTCAACGTCTATAGCCTGGGCCTGGCCCTGTTCGTGCTGATCTCTGGCGTGGCGAACCTGACCCACGCGTTCGAGTACGGTCGGCCCCCCAGGGCCGTCGGCGAATGGGGCATCCCGTTCGCCTGGTACACGCTCATGTTCGGGGCAGCGCTCCCGGTCATGAACCTGCTGTTCGCCGCGGTGCTGGCTCAGGTGGATGACCACGAACAACAGGCCGACCCCGAACTCGAGAAGGCGAAAGCCGAGCGACGCGAGGCCGAAAAGCGCGCAAAGGAACTCGAACGGTTGCTGGCCGACAGCGAACGCCGGCTCGACGAGAGCGAAAAGCGCTACCGTGCCATTGGTGACATTGTTGTCTACCTGTTCGGGACCGAGCGCGCTCTTGAAGAACGTATTCATTACGTGCGAAAGACATTTCCGCAACTATCGCAGAATGGCATCAGTCAACTACTTGGCTGTTCGGTCTCAACCGTCAACAAGTATGTTGTCGAGAACGAGGAGATAGTCAATGTCTAAACCACGCTTTGCAGAAGATGCCAACTATTTCGACACGACCGTCCACCCGGCCAAGTCACTCGGCGAGATACAAGAGATGCTCGACGACTTCGGGGCTGAAAACGTGATGGTTGTTCAGGGACACACCGGCGGAAAAGTCGCCTGGTTGATCCGCTTCATGTGGCTTGGGAAGCCGTACCGCTTCATGTTCACGCCCCTGGAATGTCGCACGCCTGGCAATCAGCGCACCGTCGGCGGGAAAAAGATCACCAACGCTGATCGCGCAAAGTACCAGATGGGACGGATCGCCGTGTACTTCGTGAAGGCGATCTTGACCGCAGCCGAAGCCCATCCGCACGCGCTGTTTGGTTTTATGGAGCTGAGCGTCGGCCAGGCTGCCGGCCAGCTCCCGCCGACGGCCGGCGAACTGAACGTTGACGGCCTGGTCAAGGCCTTGCCCGAGATCAATATGCCACAACTGCTGATCGGAGAAATCGTATGAAGATGCTTTTGCTTACGCTCTGCGCCGGCCTGCCGGCAACCATGAACCCGATCACGGCCATCCTGCTCGTCGGCCTGATCATCATCCTGATGCTGGCCGGCTTCGGCGTTCTGATCGTGGTCGGCACGCTCGCCGACTGGATCAGCGAGGAGTGCAAACGATGAGCCGCTACGAAGATCAGATCGGCAAGGCCGGCCAGGAGCACGCGGCTGCTGCGCTGAGCCGGCTGGGCGTCAGACAAGTAGAGAAGATTGGCACGCCCGTCAAGATCATCCCGCGCGGCAAGTTTGGCAACCAGACCACCTACCAGGTGATCTGGGGAGAGAAGGTCGCCGGCGATCACCACGGTATTCTGCCCGGCGGGCGCGCCGTGCTCGCCGAAACGAAAACCATAATGGACCGCAACTTACAGTGGTCCGACATGCGCCCCCACCAGCCCGAGGCGCTCAGCCGGCACGCCGACCTGGGTGGCCTGGCGCTCCTGGTCTGGGTGCATTCGAGCGGGATCCATACCATGCTATGGCCCGTGCCTGGCTTTAGCCCTGGCAAGTCGGTTTCCCCCGAGAAGGCCGCGGCCCTGTCGGCCATTCTGGAAGGCGTTATGTTGGAGGTGGTGAGATGAGTGAACTGGATAAGTTTATTAGGCATGGGCCTCGTTGCCTTGCCGGACTGTATTCGACGATAGGCAGGTGCAGTTGCGGCGCGCAAGATGCGATCGATGAACTTGCCGACCTGAGAAAAGCCCTGCTGTTTCATCCGCGGGCGGCGAAGCTGATGCTGAAACAGAAAAATTTCGTCGCTGTCGCCATTGACGAACCTTACTTCGCCGACGTTTACGGAATGATCCGGGAAAGCGAAAAACAAAAGGGGAGTTGGACCGGTGAAGATGAGCAGCTTTGGCGCGACGCTCTTTATCGCGTTGGCGTAGACCCGGATCGCGTGCAAGGGATTCGAGATGTAGTCGGCGCTCTCTTGGAATACCGGCGCGCCAACACGATTAACTTCCAACTCGAAAAGCTTGACGACTTTCTCCGAGAACTGCGCGAACTTATGGAGAAGCAACCATGACTGATCTTTACTGCGATGGCGGAGTTATCGGAGCCAACCCCAGCCTGATTGGCGGCACCTGGGCATTCTGCATCGTCGAAGCCGGCGTGCGCGTTCTCGAGCGCTCGAATGTATTCGTTCCAGAAGAAGGCCTGCCGGAGATCACCAGCAACTTTACCGAGATGCTCGCGCTCGTGAGCGGGCTGCGGGCACTGCCTACGGGCTGGGCCGGCACGGTCTACAGCGACTCACAGATCACACTCGGACGCGCCTTCGATGGCTGGAAGTGGACCAATATCCCCGATTGGCTGCGTCACGACTACGAAAGAGCGCGCATGCGCCTCGACTGGGCGAACATCAAGCATGTGCTGGTGCAGGGCCACCCCACGAAAGCGGAGCTGGCCGCTGGCATCGGGGCGTCTGGCCGACCGGTCTCAGAGCATAACGTATGGTGCGATAAGGCCTGCGGTGCAAAAGGAAAGTGGTACCTGGAACTACAGAACGAATGCGAGGTGAAGTATGAGCGAAGTAATTTGCCCAACTTGCAAGCATCCTGACGACAAACATAGCTTTGGCGGGTGCCTGCAAGCTATATCACGCGTCGGCGTGCCGCTGCGCCAGGTTTGCCCATGCAGGGAAACGCCGGAAGCGATCCGGGATCAGGCCCTGGGGGCCGAGCTGGTCGCAAAGTGGAAGCGCGGCCAGGCCGAAGAACTCGCCGGCGCACTGGTGGAGAACGTGGATGTCGAGTTCGATGAGCTCGACATCCGGAGCATGGCCGACCCGATCCTGTTCTCGTACCTGGAGAACCTGGGCTATGAATGGGCCGACGGGAGCTGGTCACGGATCGGAGAGCTGCCATGAGCTACCCAGGCGGCAAAGGCGGCTCGGGCGTTGCCCAGGCCATTATCAATCAGATCCCGCCGCATCGCATCTACGTCGAAGGCTTCCTTGGTTCAGGAACGGTGCTGCGCACAAAGCGCCCTGCTGAGATGAGCGTCGGCATTGAAGCCGACGCCGACATTGTTTCGCGCTGGGTGGCCAGCCCCGCCCAATCTGATGGTACTGCACCTCGCTGGCAACTTCCGCCCTCGAGCACCGTCGTTTGTGGCGATGCGATATCATGGCTGGCTTACGCAAACTGGCACGGCGACGAGTTCGTTTATCTCGACCCGCCGTACCTGTTCGATGCGCGCTCGAGCAAATCCCCCATCTACAAGCACGAATACGGCACCGTCTCAGAGCACCTGGTGCTGCTTTCTCTGATCAAGACCCTACCGGTGAACGTGGCCATCTCCGGCTATTACTCCGATCTGTACGCGCAGAACCTGGCCGGCTGGCGCACGATCACCTTCAACACCGTCGATCGGGCCGGCAACATCAAGCAGGAATGGCTTTGGATGAACTATCCGGAGCCGACTGAGCTGCATGATTACCGATTCCTGGGCAAGGACTACCGGCAGAGGGAGCGCCTCGCGAAGATGCGCCGACGGTGGGTTGCCAGGCTAGCGCAGATGCCCCAGCTCGAGCGGCTCATGTTGTCGGCGGCCATCGCTGAGAACGGGGTGGCCAGCACCACCGCGGCCGGCGATAGGCGCCGGTGATCATATCGCCACAGATGGCGGTACTTCAGGTAAAGCGGCTGCCGACCACGCCGGGAATGATGGTGCACGATCGGAAGCGGCCGGCAGCGCCATTTCTGTTGGTGCAACCAGGTAAGGCCTGCCCCGTCATAAATGGTGGTGCATCCGGAGCGGTCCATACCGCCAAGAGTGGTGGTATGGACCGGGATCCTATCAACATAAATGGTGGTGCGAGATCCACGGCCAGCTCGCACCACCGGAAACATCGGTATCGACGACGAAAGAAAAGGAAACTATGGGCAAAAATTCTTATATATCGGTAACTGACCAATTCTGTGGCGCGGGTGGTTCCTCGATCGGGGCCACGCGTGCCGGCGCAGAAGTGCGCCTGGCAATGAATCACTGGAAACTGGCGATCGAAACGCATAACACCAACTTTCCCAATGTTGACCATGACTGCACTGACATCTCAGCCGTGGATCCACGGCGCTATCCATCGACCGACATTCTGATCACCTCGCCGGAGTGCACGAACCATAGCTTGGCCAAAGGCAAACCGCGTCAGTTTTATCAGCAGGATCTATTCGGCACAGTGCTGATCGACCCCGCCGAAGAGCGCAGCCGCGCAACCATGTGGGACGTTCCGCGCTTTGCTGAGTACCACGATTACCGGCTGATCTATGTCGAGAACGTGGTCGACGCCGGCAAATGGCGACTTTTTGACGCCTGGTTGAGCGCCATGCACGCGCTGGGCTACGAACACCAGGTGTGTTACTTCAACAGTATGTTTGCCTGGCCGACACCCCAAAGCCGTGACCGGATGTATACGGTCTTCTGGAAAAAAGGCAACAAGAAACCCGATCTTGAGTTTCGCCCGCCGGCCTGGTGCCCGAACTGCCAGGCAAACACCGAAGGCATCCAAACCTGGAAGAAGCCGCACCAGAAATGGGGACGCTACAAGGCGCAATATTTCTATCGTTGCTCTCACTGCCATAAGCGGGTCGAGCCATACTATTACGCAGCGTTCAACGCCATCGATTGGACCATCAAAGCCGAGCGCATCGGCGACCGCAAAACCCCGCTCAAACCCAAGACAATGGCGCGCGTTCAATATGGCTTCGATGCATTCGGGAGAACACCCCTGATTGTGACGGGGCGCTATACCACCGGGGTTTCGTCTCGTGTTCGTGATGCAATGGCAGACGTCTTGCCGACCCAGCCCGGTGACGCAAGTCACGCGCTGGTTTATCCCTGGCAGGTTGTTGACACCAGCTATGGCGACGAGATCAACCGCTCACGGAATGCTTTTGCGCAGCCCATGCCGACACAGGTCGGCCAGCAAAAGCAGGCGATCGTTATGCCCTGGATGGTTGAGACTGGGTACACCCACGCACCAGACAACCGCGCAGAAAGCAGCGCCGAAGCCCTGTTTACGCAGACCACCAGGCAGACTCTCGGGGTCGTTGGCTTTCTCAGCAAGCAATACGGTGGGCAGGCCGACCCGCGGTTTATGAACCTGCCGCTCGATGGGCCGACAGGCACGATCACCACCTGGGACCATCACGCGCTTTTGACCGTTCCGGTCGAGCACCAGGGCTTTATCGCTGACATGCGCGGCACGAGCAACGCCAGCAGCCTGGCCGACCCGCTTATGTGCATCACGGCCAGCGGAAGCCATCACGCGCTACTCGCCCAGGATGCGTTCCTGACGTACTACTACGGCACTGCCAACAAGGCTGAGCGCGTTACCGATCCGTTCAACACTTTCACCGGCAACGACCGCGCCGGCCTGGTGCAGGGCGCGCTCGAAGAGATGACCGTCGACGACCTGACGTTCAGAATGCTGCAATCTCACGAGATTGGCAAAGGCATGGCATTCCCCGGTGAGTATGTGGTGCTCGGCACGCAGCGCGAAAAGGTTCGCCAGTATGGGAACGCTGTCACCCCGCCGGCTATGGAAATGCTACTCGAGCGCGGCATCGCAACGTTTCAGTAATTTAGGCCATCGGTTGAATTTGGGCCACTTACCCGATTTTAGGCCACTCAAAAGACCCTGTTGCGTGAAAGGAAAGATCATGTCGGCTGACACCCTCACCCTGCACCTGAAGAAAGAATACTTTAACCAGATCGTCGCCGGCGAAAAGACCGAAGAGTATCGCCTCGCTACGCCATACTGGGCAAAGCGGCTCGAAGATCGCCAGTACAAACAGGTTGTCTTGCTGTGCGGTTATCCGCCGGCGAGCGACCCCCGTAAGCGCGTCGTCCGGCACTGGCGCGGCTGCACACGCAAGATTATCACTCATCCGCACTTCGGCCCGGACCCTGTCGAGGTCTTTGCCATAAGGCTCTAACATTAGAAATTTCGCCCCTGTTAATAGAAAGTTGGAGGTATCAAATGCAAGTCGCTGCCACGATAAAGACCCCAGTCGGCCCAGCCGACGCACCAGCCGAGCCACACCCAGGCCGGCTGTCCCCCAGGATGCTGGACGTCCTGACGCTCCTAGCGAGCGGGAAGACGCACGACCAGTCGGCCCAGGAGCTGGGCATATCCCGCTCGGCTGTAAAAGTCTACCTGGCAGGCGCAAAGCGCCGACTGGGCGTAAAAACACGCAACGAGGCGATCGTGGCAGCGGTCGCCTCAGGTTTGGTAAGTTTGAATGGAGGTGTCTCATGAATACAGATAGCGCAATAGCAACAATTTTGCTGCTTATTACAATCCTTTTGAGCCAATTTATTGTTACCATCGCATCCTTCCTAAACCTTGGGAGATACGGCGGAAGCGTCCCTCCGCCACCGCCAATATGGTTTGAGCGCCAATCGGACGATATTGTGACCATTGATGGCCGGCACTACAAGGCTATGAGCGACGATGAAGCTGTAGAGTTTATATGGGGTGGCGCGAAAGATATTTCAGTAACAGAAAGCAAAATCATGGTTTACAAGGACGGCTCATGGAAAATTGTTCAAAGTAGTTCTGCCTGGGAGTTCGAGAACGATCCAGATTGGCTTACGTCAATAGACATTGAAGCTATTTCCGAAGTCGTATTCAGTGTTAATCTGAAGGAAGGTGTCTCGTGATGGCCAAGATAAAGGCTGTATGGTTGCACATCAAACGCCTTTGGGCGCTGTACGACTACCTGGCTAATCTCGAAAAGGAAGTCGGCCTGCTGCGCAATCGGGTCAACGAGCTGACGACGGTTCACGCCGACATCAACCCCTACACCGATGACATCGTAATTGTAGTGGGGCGCTATAGAAATAGCGATTATGTTCGCGTTTTCACCCTGCCAGAACAAAGCATTTCAAGTGTTATTGAGCGGTTGCATGAAATGGAAAAGTATGCAAAGGTCGGCCGCTTCGATATTTATCCACATATCGACATTCGCGCTTTTTATGACCGCGAAAGGTTTTAGCGATGGCTCAAGAGTTGGACTATGAATTTGCCCTATATCTGTGTAACTGCTATAACAAATCTCGCAATGTCCCCATCCCATATCATGCTTATGCCTGCGCATATCGCAAGTATCGAGAAGACGAAGACGAAATGGAAATGTCTCGCAAGGATAGCGATGGTGGTGGCATTCCAGTCCCGGAGGCCTTTCGTGAACTCATCAAGTCGGGCCAATCTCTAACCAGTTTTATCCCGATAAGCAAGACCCAGCTTATCTACGGCCAGGGCCTTTGCGCGGAATGCGGACAACACGCCAACTATTACCCAGGCGGCAAACGCCTGAGAACCCACGCCGGTCGGGGCGGAGGCATTTGCCGGCACAGGAAGGCCATCAAGCCGGTCGGCATACTGCCGGCGGGAAAAACGCTGCTTGGCTTCCCGGTTGTCGAGGCCGACATACCGGAAAACACGGTCATTCTTTTTGGGGATTTCTCAAATTGGGTGGCCGCAAAGAACGTTGGGAGAAACGTTGCAAAGGAGAAAACATGATAGGAAATATCACGAAAATCATAAAAGATGACACAGTTACAACTGGATATGGATTTTATGAATGCCCCACCTGCGGCGCACAGTTCTACGGTGGTGGACCCGCATTGCACAACAAGGAGTGCAAAGAAACTGGATACGACATTTGCATTTATCACGTAGGCCCACGCTGCCCAGAATATGAAACCGCCGAGGAAGCGAAAGAAAAGAAATTTGACAAATGAGATAAGCCAACCCAGCAACACGAAAAGGAGAACGAAGCAACTCCCCAGGTCATAGAGACCTGGGGAGTTTTCTTATTGAATGAGAACACTCATAGCAGCCTTACTGTTTTTTATTGTCTTTTTATTCGTGCAACCCGATGCCACTGACTGGCGACTGATCTTCTACAAAGTCGGCACAGCCAACCCCTATGACACGCACGCTTTTATCAACCCGCCCTGGGTGGCGCTTCTCGTCCGCCCGTTGAGCCTTTTCCCCGACCGTATCTCTCTCGCGCTAAACCTGGCAATTACCTGCGCTGTTTTCCTGGCGCTGGTCGAGCAGCGTGGGGGCAAGCCGGCGCACGCTGTGCTCCTGCTGACATCTGCGCCGTTCCTGAGCCTGCTGCAAAATGGCAACGTGGAATGGATCCCGGCTGTCGGCTTTCTGGCCGGCGGCGTCCCTGGATCCTTTCTTCTCCTTGCAAAGCCGCAATCGGGCTTTCTGGCCTGTGTGTACTGGCTGAAACGCTCGCGGGATAAGCTGGCCTTTATCAACAACGCTTTCGCCCTGGCCCTGCTCAGCCTGATTGCGTGGCCACGCTGGCCGGCTCTGCTGTTGGAAAACATTCACGAAATACCCGATACAGAAGCCGGCATAGGCATCGTCGGCATTTCTCCGTGGCCCTATGGCATCGCCGCCGCCCTAGCCCTGATCGTTGTCGCACTCAAAGCGGGCCGACATGAAGAGATATACCTGGTAATGGCATCCTTGCTCATATCGCCATACTTCCTGGGGCACTCGCTGACCATCCTTGTGGCGATCGCCCTGCCGGCTGTGCGCCTTCGGGTCGGCCTGCTCGCCTGGGTGATCCTTTGGGCGATTCCAGTAGTCAACTTGTTGGGGTAAGTCGAGAGCCATGTGTATGGCAGAACCATTTCGTTGGCAGTATACTTATAGAAAAGGAGAGTGGAATGGAACCAAAAGAAGCAAAAGAAAACTTAAATGAGCTTTATGTAGATCACCTGACCGCTGGTCTTGAAAAACGTCCGCTTGGAAAAATCCTTGACTTTATGGCTCTTTACTGCGGCTGGGAAGAGATCTTTACATATGTTTTCAAAAAGGTTGAAGAAAAGCGCCTGGCGCAAGATGATGAGCTAAACGAACTACTTTCCTTTATCAAACGCTTTGGCGGAATCTATACATATCCAGCCGGCGACGAAAACCAAAAAAAGGTTTTTGCGGGTTGCCTTGAACTGGAAAAACGTGGATTGGTTTGCAGGTCAGATGATGTGCCGGATGTTGTGTTTTTCAAAGCACGCCCAGTTTCCGGCGTGAATGTTGTGGTCAGCAAAGCTCTTGAACCCGGTCAGTTTGTTATGGCGAGCCAATCAGACATAGACAAGGCTGTTGATGCAAGTCTACGACGCAGCCTACGCGACAAATAACAGCAACCTACCCAAAGGAGGTAGCGTTATGCCACTGAAAATAAGTTACTTTGTAGATAACGAAGTATTAGAGGCGTCAGCACCAGCAGCCAAAAAAGACGGGAAAGTCGATATTTTTATTGTTCGTGGAAAACTGAAAAGAACACTCCGCGAAGATTTGTCAGAGAGCGCTTTCGAAGAGCTGATACTTTCGTACTGGGCTGGTGCCCTGGCGGGCGAAACTGGTACCCCGATCGAAAGCATAACGCCGGAAAAAATGAAGGAGTGGCAGAGTATCTATAGCCAGAGCCATACAGGCGAATAAGAACCGCTACCCCCACAAAGAGCCCCTCAACTGAGGGGCTCTTTTCATTTAACTACCTATCACCCGTTTGGACAATGGCCGAATAGCCAATGTCCATATAGACAACTACCGCCGGCCGGCCCTTTTGGGTACAGTAAAGGTGTAACGATAATCATTTTCAATTACCCCCGGAGAATGCACATGCAAACACTCAAATCCCTGAACTGGTCGGCCATCACCGCGGCGCTGTTTGCGCTTGGCGTCATCACCACAGCCGACCCCAGCCTCGCGGCCATTTCGATGGCCGGCATGGTCCTGATCGCCCTGCTCAACTTCCTGGCGCGCAGCTTCGGCTATCGCGTCAGCGCAGGCTGGCTGACGATCATCCTGTATGGCGTGGCGACCGTGCTGGCCGTGATGCTCAACCCCGTGACCGTGCCCCCGTTCCCGGTCTACCCAGGAGACCCCGTTACCTTTGCGCAGGCGCTGGCCGACTTTATTGCCAGGACGGCCCCGCTGGCCGGCTCGATCACAGCCTCGGCGACCCTTGTATACAACGCGCTCAAGCCGCTGGTCTGGGATAAGTACCTGCCGGCGGTCGATCCGACCGGTTACGTGGCGCCGGAAGAAGTCGGGTAAGGCGGCCCACGATGCTACCAGAAGTCCCCGTCTCAGTTTGGGATCAGATCCCCATCGTTGTAATCTTTACCCTGCTGCTTGGCGGGCTGTCTTTTTTCATGGTCAAGGCCTTCTCGAAGGCGGTTGCCGACATCAACTCTTACTATGCCCAGATGGTCGAGAAGAGCAATACGCAGTATGCGCAAGCCCTGCGCGACAACAACGAGCAGTGGCAGCGCTATTTTGATGCGCGGTCAGAGTTGAGCAGCCTGATCAATGCCCAGATCGTCAAACGGCTCGAGGGCGTCACCGAGATACTTTCAAAGCTGATTGACGACTTTGAGCGCCATGACCAGTGGGAGCGCCAGGCGATTGAAGATCTGACGCAGAAACCCGCGCCGGCAAAAAGGAATCGCAACCAATGACGCAAAAACTGACAGTTCTCGCCCCTGTAGTCAATATCCGCCGCGGTCCCAACGACTCTGGCGCTTTCATCAAAAAGGCCGCCGTCGGCGAGCAGTTTGACGTGCTCCAGCTCATCCCTGGGCAAAGGCCGCCCGAGCAATGGGCAAAGATCATCCTGCCAGATAAGCGGGATGTTGCCGCTTATATCTGTGTGACTCTGCCCTCAGGCAACCCGCTCTGTGATGTCTCTGCCGCGCAGGAGCGAAGCTACGCCGACGGCTTCAAGGCTGGTGTTGAGCACGTGCTGCGCTGGGTCTCCACAGAACGTGCAAAGTTGGGTGACTGATGTCGTTTGATCCCGAGAACCCCCTCGATCGAATGCCTGGCGAGTCAAAACGCGCCTACGCCGCGTTCTACGACTACGCCATGCAGGGCGCTGGTGCGCGCAGTATGCGCCGGCTGCTCGAGGGCTATCGGGCATCGGAGAACCCAATCACGAAATCATGGGTAAGTATTTCCCACTGGTCGGCAAACTACCAGTGGGTAGACAGGGCCGACCGCTTCGACGAGCTGACCCGCGAAAAGGCCCTTGCAGAGCACGAAGCGCGCTGGCGCGCCAAGGTAATGGGCGCAACTGAGGTGCTCGGTCGGCTCTCCGAGCAGGCAGCTGTCAGCATAGCCGACTTTATAACGCTGAGGCTTGAGCCGGAAGCGCTCATCATCCCGCTCAAAAAAGATGACGATGATGACGAAGACGGTGAAGGCCGGCAGGTTATCGAATCCGGGCGCTTTATCCAGGTCGCTGAGCTCAACTGGGAAGCCATCCAGGCTAACGGCCACCTGATCAAGTCCATCACCAATACCAAGCACGGTCCGCGCCTCGAGCTGCACGACGGCCAGACTGCGCTGATCAATATGGGTCGGCACCACAAGCTCTTCGTCGACCAGTCCGAAGTTAAGTCAACAGTGGTGCAGCTCTCAGCCGACGACATGGCCGAGGCTCGCGCCAAAGCGCAAGAGTATGAGAAAGGCCTGCTTGATGACAGGCCGGCCGAATGAGCAGGCGGTCGAGTGGCTGGCTTGCGCAGAAAGCCCCATCTATTTTATTGACCGGTATGTCCAAATATATGACGCGACAGAGCGCAAATGGATACCGTTCAAGCTCTGGAAAGAACAAGCAAGGACACTGATCGAAATGAAAGATAACCGCCTTGTCGCCATTCTCAAAGCCCGCCAACTGGGTATCACCTGGCTGGTGCTTGGCTTCGCGCTATGGCTGATGATCTTTCATCCAGCGGTTACGGTCCTGATCTTCTCCAGGCGCGACACAGAAGCCGTTTACCTGCTCGGCGAGGAACGCCTGCGCGGCATGTATTCCAGGCTTCCCGAGTGGATGCAGGCCCGCCAGGTGCTGATCGAGAGCGCCCACGAATGGCAGCTCTCGAACGGCTCAATTGCCCGCGCGTTCCCAACGTCGGCCGGCGACTCCTACACCGCTACGCTGGCCATCGTCGACGAGGCCGACCTGGCCCCGGATCTGGCGCGCTTGATGAACGCGGTCAAGCCGACCATCGATGGCGGCGGCCGCATGGTCATGCTTAGCCGTTCGGACAACACCCGCCCGGACAGCATGTTCAAGAAGATCTACAAGGCCGCCAAGGCCGGCACAAATGGCTGGAAGGCCGTATTCCTTCCCTGGTGGGTGCGGCCGGCGCGCGACGTGGCCTGGTACGAGGCGCAAAAAGCCGACATCCTGGCGCGCTCAGGCGGGCTGGACGACCTGCACCAGCAATACCCAAACAGCGACGTCGAGGCCCTGTCGGCCCGCTCCCTGGATAAGCGCATCCCGTCCAACTGGCTCAACCAGTGCTACGCCGAGATCAAGCCGCTCAGCCCTGCGAATGCGCCGGCGATCCCCAACCTGGTTATCTGGGCCACGCCTCGTGTTGGGCGCGAGTACGTCATTGGCGCAGACCCAGCCGAGGGCAACCCAACATCAGACAACAGCAGCATGACCGTCGTGGACACCATCAGCGGCGAAGAGGTTGCGCAGCTGACCGGAAGGTACGAGCCGTCGACATTTGGATCTTATATCAGCCAGGTATCCCGTTATTACAACAAGGCTGCGGCCCTGCCGGAGCGCAATAACCACGGTCACGCGGTCATCTTGTGGCTGCGCGACAACTCCAAGGTCAAGATATTGCGCGGGCAGGATCATAAGCCAGGCTGGCAGACCACCTCGGTCTCGAAGGCTTTGATGTACGAGAAGACCGCCGACGCTTTCCGTAACCAGGAAACCAGCATTCATTCCTTTGACACGCTGAACGAACTATCCAGCATCGAAGGCTCGTCCCTGTCGGCCCCTGAAGGCCTGAACGACGACAGGGCCACAAGCTACGCCCTGGCGTTGCTTGCGCGCACCAGACCGAAGACATACCGCATGCCGGTCGCATAGCACAAGGAGTCACTATGACCAACAAAGCATCAAACTTGCTCGAAGCTTTCAACGATGCCGTACAAGCCATCAATCCCGCCGCCGCGCGCGAGGCGACAATGCTCGAAGCTGTCAACAAGCTCGTTGATGAGCTTACGGCCTTTGTCGGCAAAAACACCGGCGACCAGGTACTGAAGCAACTTGTCTTTACCGGCGCCGACGCGTCCGTAGAAGCTGCGCCGGCCACCCTGACAGGGGCAGAAGTCGGCGACGTTGTCGTTGGCGTGGTCAACCTGACCGACCTGGCCGACGCCTCTGCCGTATTCGAAAGCGCGATCACCGTGGATGACCAGATCCAGCAAGCAGAAACAGATCTGTCTGAAAAGAAACTGTTTGTATTGTTGATCGCCAGTGGTGCCTAATGGCGTTATTTGACGGATTAGCCGCAACGATAGGATCAGCCGTCCGGGCGTTTAACGAAGCCGCCGGCCACGGTCCTGCGCGCCGGCCCAACTTCCTTGGTGAAACCGCCCGCGAGTACCAGTGGAAGGGCGGCGACATTGGCGACCAAACAGCCGCGGCGCTTCGGTCGATCCAGAATAGCTGGGTCTACATGATGATCGACCGCAAGGCCAAGGAAAAGAGCGCTGCTCAGCTCTACGTTGTCGACAACCCGACCGGGCTGCCTGGCGCCGGCTCGGTCATCAATGGGCATGATCTGCTGCGCATCTTCCACAACCCCAATCCGCACATGAGCGGGCAGTTCCTTTCCACCTATATGGATTGGTGGCTCGATCTGATGGGGAATTGTTACCTGTTCCTGGCTCCGGACGAAGACGGAAACCTGGCCGAGCTCTGGCCCCTGCCGTCTCACCGTGTGGAGGTCGTGCCCGGAGACGAGAAACGCTTCATCGACTACTACGAGTACACCGCCAACGGCATCATCTACAAAATACCGGCCGAGTACGTTTATCACGAGATGTACGCGAACCCGTTCGATATGTTTCGCGGCCTGGGTCCGTTGATCGCGGCCATCCTGCCGTCGGACGCCGACAGCGCAATGGCTGAATGGAATGGGGCATTCTTCGGAGAGAACAACGTCATGCCGTCGAGCGTGATCTCTCTTTCGTCTGGCGAAGCAGGCGTTCCCATTGATCCTTCCGACATCACGGCTCTCAAGGATTCCCTGACCAACGAATACAAAGCGATCGAGCGCAAGACCGCCATCGTCGGCGCGTTCGATATGAAGGTGGCGCTCCTGGGCTGGTCGGCAAAGGATATGGACTTTCTTGCCGGCCGACAGTTCACCAAAGAAGAAATTATCCTGATCCTGGGCGGTTTCCCAGGAATGTTTGACAAGAACGCCACAGAAGCGAACGCTACCGTGGCCGACAACATGTTCAAGGAAAAAACGATCTGGCCGCTCTTGGGCCAGCGCGCCGGAGCAATCACAAATCAAATCCTGCGGCGCTTCTACTCGAAAAGCCACGAAGCACGCTATGTGGACATAAGGCCGGTCAACCGGCAAATGAACATCAGTGAATCAGACGCCTCCGTCGGCGTGATGTATATCGACGAGCGCCGCAAGCGCTTTTGGGGTCTGGCCCCCCTGCCTGACGGCAAGGGCCAGCGCCTGCAAACAGACATGCTTGAGTTTGGCGCGCCCAGCGAGATCCCCGGCGCATCTGCCCCGATTACGGAAACAAACACGACCTTGCCCAATCCGGCAATGGCTGCCCCCTTGGCCGCCCGCTCTCTGACAGACGACCTGAAAGCCTGGCGCTGGCGCTCGACCAAGTCCCTTGGGGATGGCCGGAGCCTGACGCTCGACTTCAAATCAGATGTGATCCCAGGGCACCTGAAGGAGACCATCCTGGATGGCCTCGGAGAAGCCCATAACGAGGGCGATGTAAAGGCAATATTTACGCTCGCCGCCGACAGCGCCCAAAAGGGCATCATTCGCTCATGGCGGCCCTGGTCATCCTTCGAAGAGCAGTTGCTCGCGGTGACGTCTCAGGCATTGCTGCGCCAGGCCGAAGAACTCGAGAACGCAATCCGCGGATCGGGAACAGCCGACCCGCTCTCAGATCCGGTCATGTGGCGCGCGCGCGAAGATGCCATGCGCGAAATGCTCGAACCTGTCTTCCTGCAACTGGCCGCCTTTGGCATTTCTCGCGTCCAGCGCACCACCGAGATGCTGGGAGATGGCAGCGTTACCGTCAACTGGAACCTTGTTAACAAGGACGTTGAGAGCTGGGCTCGTCAGCATGCCGGCGAGATGGTCTCCAATGTCACACGCACCACCCGCGACGCCGTCGCCAACCAGGTTGCAGCCTGGTCGCAAACCGGCGAGGGTGTGGATGGCCTGCTCAAGCGCATCCAGGATATGACCCGTGATGACGGCGCGCCCGTTTTCGGCCCGGTACGGGCCGAGATGATCGCCATTACCGAGAGCACGAATGTCTATGCCGGCGCAAATTCGCAGGCCTGGACGTCGGCAGGTTACGCGCCGGCAGTCTTCAAGCCCGGCGCGCACGTGCGCTGTCGTTGTTATCTGCAACCGTTCAAGATGCCGGATGGCTTACGGGTGCTTGTTTGGTACACGGCTATGGATGAGAGAGTCTGCACCGACCCGATCACCACACCCTGGGGCCGCGTGGATGGTTGCGCAGCCTTGCACCGCGTTGTAGTGAGCGAAGGTCCGCACCTGGGAAAGAAGGTATCCAGATGAGCGAATACCAATCCATCCAGGATGCCATCAAGTTCCTTGAGCGCTTCCCCGAGATTGCGCTCGAGGTAGCTGAGCCGGCAATGGAGAATGCGCTGATCTTCCTGCACGGCCAATTGCCGGAATATCCGCCCCCGCCGGCAGCTTCTCCGGACGGCGTCTCGTTTATGACAGACAAGCAGCGCGCCTGGTTTTTCGCGGCAGTCAAACGCGGAGATGTGCCAGGCTGGCGCCAGGGCGCAGCGGGACCGGAAAAAGTCGGCTCCGCGCGCACCGGAAATCTCGGGCGCAAATTCACAGAAGCGGTCGAGCGCACAGACGCCGGGGTCTTTGGCCAGCTTGGAACAAACGTTCCATATGCGCCCTGGGTTGTCGGCCCGGATTACCCCGGAGAAACGATCAACGGCAAGACCATGTACCAGGCGCGCATCCACCAGAACCGCTGGTGGCAGTTCTACGCCGTGATGAGCGAGAACATGGAAAAGACCTGGGAAGAATTCGAAGAAAGTTTCTGGCCAATATTCCTGGCCAGGATCGGAGGTGCTGTATGACAACCAATGCCCTGAAGGCGCTCTCGAAGACAGACGACGAGCTGCGCGTCGGAAATTACATTGTTCTTTTCGGGGGCCGCGACCTGGAGTTTGTCCAATCTGGCCCCAATCCGGACAAGAGCCTCGGCACGCGCTTCGCGCCAGATGTCGAAATTGAGAGCGAATACACCCAGGCCGGCCGGCTGCCCATCGGTTTCGAACACGGCAAAGACCCCGTTGTTGGGGGCAAAGCCCTGGGATGGGTCGACTGGTCGACGGCAACCCGCGACGAAAAAGGCGTGTTCGTCGAACGCGTCCTGAACCGGCGCGAGAAGTACGTGCAATTTGTGGAAGAGCTGATCGAGGCCGGCCTGATCGGAACATCGTCCGAGGCCATACCGGACAATATCAAGGCCCTCGCCGACGGCACGATTATTTCGTGGCCGCTCAAGGGCGACACCCTGACGGTCTCCCCGGTCGAGCCGCGCATGATGGCCGAGTTTGGCGAGAACCACCTGCGGGCCTTCAAGGCCCTTGCTGAAGAAGTCCCAGCGGCCAAAGCGCTGCTGAGTCTATTACCGAACGGCGATAACACCGATAGCAGCAAAGGGAGCGCGCGCGAAGGCGGCTCCGCTGATGCGGGCAATGCGCCGGCAAACCAACCCACCCCCAAAAAGTCTTTCACGAAGGAGAAAGCTATGAACTTGATGGATGTCATCAAACAATTGGTGCCGGGCTTGGCTGATGAACAGTATCAGCAGCTCGCCGCCGTCCTTTCGCTGGCCGGCCACGTTACCCCGGAAGCCGCCAGTGAAAAAACCGTTGAAGGCGGCGACCAGCCGACCGACGAATCCATGCGCGCGCTCGACCTGCAAAAGTTGACCAGCGACATCAAGGCTCTTGGTTACACCATCGGCGCCCCTGGCGCTGCGGTGCGCCCCGGTCCTGCCGTTGTGCGCCCCGTGTTCGAAACCCGCCCCGCGCCGGCCGCCAGTGAGCCCGCTGCGAACAAGAGCTTCGAAGCCGCTTACTTCCTGCGCTACGGCGAAGAGTCCGAGGCCCACAAGGCCATCATGACCGATTACATCGGCAAGGACTACCGCCAGCTCATCCACGAGCAGAACGTGGCCTATGGCCGCTATCTGCGTGGTGGTGATCGCGCCCTGGACGCCGCCGGCATCAAGGCCCTGAGCACCCTGTACTTCCCAACCGACGCGGTTATCGCTGCGGTCAAGGAAGGCTCAAGCGTGGGCGCGATCAAGGCGACCCAGGTCGAAGCCGTCGGCGAACTGGGCGGCTTCGCTGTCCCCCCGAACGTTCAAAGCGAGATCTCCCGCCGGGCTGTCGGCCTGAGCGCTGTGCGCGGCTCTGGCGCCCGTGTGGTGCAGCTCGTCAACTCGAACGGTATCGAAATCCCGCTCTGGCGTGGCAACTCATCCCAGTATATGGGTGTGCTGCGCGGCGCCTGGGGCAATGAAACCAAGGCCCCAGGCGAGAAAAACTTCAAGATGGATCTCGAGCTTGTCATGGCCCACATCTACACCTACAAGGTGCCGATGTCCCAGTCCCTGCTCGAAGACGCCGCCAACGTTGTGACCCTGGTCAACGAGGACATCGCGACGACCAAAACAATGGATGAGGACATCGCCTTCCTGATCGGGTCCGGCGCCGGCCGGCCGCGCGGCATCCTGCCCAACTCGACCAATACCGACGCCTTGACCGAAGTGCTTTCCGGGGCTGCGTCCACACTGACCGCGACCGGCATCAACGGTCTCAAGCGTGGCGTGCCCAGCCAGTACCGCGACAAGGCCAAGACGGTCTTCGTCGGCAACTCCGACACCTTCGGCGCCATCGAAGGCTTGACGGTTGGCGGCGGGAACCTGAACTGGGCATTTCCCGAACTGATCGAGCGCGACGAAATTCGCGGCTTCAAGACATTCGAGCAGGAAAGCCTGCCGGACGTCGCCGGGGCTGCCTATCCGCTGTTGTTCTGCAACATGGGCGGATACACCATCGTCGAGCGCCTCGGTATGACCATCCAGCGCTTCCAGGACTCGAACACCGGCCCCAACAAGGTCGAGTTCCACGTCCGGGCTCGCATCGGTGGCCGCATCGAGAAACCCTGGATGTTCGCTGTCCAGAAGGTCGGCACTTCCTAATTAGTCCCCTGTGGGCCGGGTGAGTGATCGCCCGGCCCAGCAGAACTACACCTGCTTAATTGCAAAGGAGCAAAACATGTTCAACCAGCTTTTTTCCGAAGCCGTCCTGATCAAGCAACTGAATGTCGAAGATGACATCGAAGTTGCTGCCTATCCTGCCAGCGGCAGCTATATCGACGTCAGCAACTTCGAACGCTGCGCGTTCCTGATCGGCGCCGGTGCGCTCGACAGCGAGCTGACCTTCAAAGTCCGGCAGGCGACCGCCAACAACGGCACCCTGAAGGACCTGACCGACGCCGTTGTTGTTGTTCCCGCCGACGGGGACGACAAGTGGTACATGGTCGAGTTCCAGGTTGACCAACTGGACACCGACAATGGTTATCGCTTTGTCACCCTGTCCGCAACCGGCGCTGCCGGAACCAACGACTATGCCGCGATTTTCTTCTTCGGCCTGAACCCTGGCATGCGCCCGGTAACCCAAGGCGCCGACAAGGGCGAAGTCGTTTACGTCGCCGGCTAGTGACATATCCACTAACGGGAGGGTGGGAAACCGCCCTCCCCAAGGAGATAACCGATGAAACTTAAAATTCGTGTCGCCGGGCGCTACAACAATGCCCAGCACCGCGCGGGAAACTACGACGAAGGCGAAACGCTCGACACCGCCCAGGAATATGGACAGATTCTGGTAGACGAAGGCTTTGCCGAAGAGATCCAGGATCTCGAGGCCGACGCTGATGAATCTGATGACCAGGAAGGCGCCAAGAAAAAGAAAGCACCCGCCACGCGCCAATCCAAATCCCGCGTCAATCCGTTCAAGCCGGAAGGGTAACCATGCCGAGCCCCATCGTCAAATACTTCGCCTACGAACACCTGCCGGCGCACTTGCAGGAAGTCAGCAAGCCGCTCGGCGACCTGGCGCGCCAGATGGATGCAAAGCTCCCCGACGGAGCTGAGAAGTCTGCCGGCCTGCGCAAGCTGCTCGAGGCCAAAGATTGTTTTGTGCGCTCCGCCCTTGATATCCAAGGCGATCGGACCTAACCCATGAACTACGCAACCCTGTACGAGGTAAAGCAGTCCCTAGAGCTGCTCGCGAACAGCGATCACGACGCGCTCCTGACCAAGTATTTAAACTGGTCATCCCGCCTGATCGAGAACTACAAAGACCGCCGCTATGACGTGCGCTACGAAACCATCGCACATGATGCGCCACTTAGGGCGCGCGGCGAGTTTGGCGTTTTCGATCGTGCTTTTATGCGGGGAGACACCACTCGTCCGCTGATCCTGCTCGACGACCTGCTCCAGATGGACACGCTGACCAATGGCGATGGCGAAGAGATTGTGTCCACGGACTACATTCTGGAGCCAGTCCGCCGAACACCTAAAAGCGTGATCAACCTGTTGAACAACGAATACTGGGTTGCGGACGACGACGGCAATGTACGCGGCGCGATCTCGGTCGCCGGCTGGTGGGGCTACCACAGCAGCTATCAGAGTGCTTGGGTCGACAGCCTGGCCACGGTCCTGGATAACCCGCTTACGCTGGCCAGCACCGCCATTACTGTCGGCGCGATATCAGGCGCGGCCGCGGACCTGGAAAGCCCGCGCTTTCAGACCGGGCAATTGCTGCGCATCGAAGACGAGCTTATCTACCTGGTGCAGACCACGGAAGTGGAGAGCGCAAACGACACTCTTACGGTGGTGCGCGGCTACAACGGCTCTACGGCCGCACAGCATGCCGCCGGCGCAAAGATCGAAATCTTTCGCCCTGAGGGCTTTGTCGTCCAGGCCTGCGAGCGCCTGGTGCACTGGCGCTACAAACAGCGTGACACGGACGGCTTCGATAAAACCTATGTGGCCGGCACGGGCGTTGTCTCGGTGCCTGCTGCCCTTCCAGCCGACGTGCGCGACATCCTGGGCGCGAAAGGCAGGCCCTCACTATGACCGCGACCGGGATGGTTGACAAAATCTCTGACGCCCTGGCCGCGAGCGGCCTTGGCGTTGCCGGTATCAAGCTGGCCAGTGATCCGCCGCCGGCGAACCCCCAGTCGGCGAACCTGCCGCTCCTGTATGTCCTGTCGGGTCCGGCAAGTCACAACGACGGCGAACAGATCGTCGAAGTCACCCGTACCTTTCGGGTGCAGGTGGCGGTCATCCCGACCGGCCTGGGCGACCCGAACACGCGCGAGAAAACCTGCCGGCCCCTGCTCGACGCGGTCACCGAGAAATACCGCTCTTATTACCGCCTGGCCTCAGTTGATTTCGTTGAGCGCATTCGCCTGGTGCGCGACTCGGGCATTGTTGTTCTGCCTGAGTATGGCTACAAATACATAGGCTTCGAGTTGCAGATCGAAGTTGTGTACTTCGCTCCTCGTTCCTTCACATCCGGAGAATAAGCATGAACAAGAAGTGTCCCACCTGTGGCAAGGACTTGCCTCCCATCCAGGAGCCAGACGGCTCCACTCGCTACGAATGCACCTGCGTCATCGGACGCACTCACACCGTTTTGCACATCATTCCCTCGACCGACAAAGTCGCCGAGAAACCCGCCAAGGAGAAATAAATGACCGCTCCTACCGAACGAACCATGAACTATGGTCTGCGCTATGCCGTTGTGTTTGAGCTGAACACGAACGGCACCCCAAAGGGCGCCGACGACGTTGCCTATGACGGCCTGCAAATTCAGGGGTCGACCGCTTTCGAACTCACCATCCCGGACAGCCGGCAGCTCACCGGTCTGGGCGAAGACGGCATTACCCAGGTTGTCTTCCTGCCGCCGAACGAAGGAGCGTCGGCCCGTCTGAACGTTGAAGCCGCCGACCCGAATGTCTCCAAGCTGCTCGACAACACCCTGATCGAAACCCTCGGCGAAGCTTCGCTGATGGGTCTCGCCACCGATCGCCAGGGCTTCGAGCCCCAGGTCGCCCTGATGGTCTACCAGGCCGCGCGCGGCTTGCTGACTGGGAAAACATACTGGCACAGTTTTATCATGCCGTCGGCGCAGGTTGTGCGCAAGTCCGGCGGAATGAACGCCGACAAGGCTGTGACCACCTATCAGATCGCCCCCAACCGGGTCAACAAGCACCTGTGGGGCACGCCGTTCAGCCTCGCAACGCAGGGCTATCTCTCGACCCAAATCGTGGAGGCCTGGAGCAATTATCCGCTGCGCATCTCTGCGTTCCTGGGCGACAACACAGATACGGTCTTTGCCTTCCCGACCAATGCCCAGGCGATCCAGACCACGGGCATCAAGGTTTGGGTCGACGACGTTCTGGTTACCACGGGGCTGACCCTGGCCACCACCGGCGTCACCTTCGGCACAGCGCCGGCAGCCGGCGCCCGGATCGTCATCTTGCGCGAAACCGCTGGGTAACCCATGACTAAACATCTGTCAAATAAATATCTGTCAACAGACAGTCTCACCAAGACCGTCGGCGGTGTCGCAGTGCGCTTAACCGTGCGCTGTGCCACCGTCGGCGATGGTATGCGCCGCGGCATGCTGGCCGGTATGGCATCACGGGAGCCGCTAAAAGATAGCGCTGACCAAACCGTTGCCATTGTCATCTACCCGCGCTGTGTGGCCGTCTCAGACGGCGTGGTCGTTATCGGTGGCAAGGAAATTCCCGTCAACGAGCTCACGCCGGCGGAATTCGTTGCCCTGCCTGAGCAGATCGGCAATGTCTGGTTCGAGATGGTGATCGAGAAAAACCCGCACTGGGATCTATCGGACGATAAGGATGACGCCGAAAAAAAAGGCTAGAGGTCGTCCGTGATCTTTATCAGTATTACTGCTCGCCTGAAGACAACGGCGACTTCCCGGACGACCAGTTCGGCCTCGGCGGAATACCAGCCGACACACTCGACGAAGCATCCGAAATCCTGATCTTCCTCGAAGCCATCAATTGGCGATGGGACATCCTGACCATCAAAAAACAGCCAGAGTCGTTGTTTCGGGCGGTTCTGCGTCTCAAGGTAGCTGGAGAAAAACTGCGCCGACAGGAAGAGATAGCAAAAAATGGACGAAAACAAAACAATCCAGCTAATCCTTAAGTTTGCGCTCCGGGAAGAAGCCGCCGCCAAAAAGGCCGCTACCGACCTCGGCGATATTGCCAAACGCTTCGAGAAACTCCAGACCGAGGCAGATCAAACGCGCAAGAAGATCAAAGATGCGCTTTCCCAGGATAAGCCGGCCGACGATCTCAAGAAGAAGTTGGGCGAGATCAATGCCGAGCTATCCAAAACATCCGCAAAAGCGCTCGAGCTTCAGCGTCGGATGGATTCCGCCAAATGGGAAAGCGTCCAGAAGCTCGGCGCCGGCCTGCAAAACGTCGGCGATAAGATCGGCCAGATCGGCAGCATGGCCACAATGGCCGGCGCTGCCATCGCCGGTCCCTTCCTGGCCGCGGCTCAGAACTACGTCAACAAGTCGCCAATGGACGAGGTCGCCATACGCTGGCTGGACGCCCAGGGCGAGATCGAAGCATCGTTCTTGCGCATTGGGCGAGTCTCTGCCGACCAGCTGCTCCCATTCCTGGAAAGGGCCGCAGACCTGGCCGAAGACATGGCCGGCTTTGTCGAGCGCAACCCGGAACTGATCAAGGCCCTGGTGGGCTTAGGCGGAGGGCTGTTTGCCACGGGCGCAGTTTTACAGGGTGGATCTGCCATCGCCAAAACCGTTGGTGCTGGAGCAGACCTGCTCGGAAAGGCCGGCGGTTTCCTGGCTGGCGGCGGAGGGGCTGCCGGCGCAGGCGCGGCTATCGTCCCTGCTGCTGTCGGCGCAGCCGCGCTGGGGGCCGGCGGGTACATCGGCTACCAGGCCGGCAATGCCGTCAACCGCGCAATCGGCCAGGACGAACAAAGCGGATCTGATCTCTGGAGAACTGCTCGCCAGTTATCAGCTGTAGTCAACCCCCTTGGGCTTATCTCCCAGGGACTCAATGCCGCCGGCTTCGAAGAACAAGCTGGCAAGCTATGGGACTTCAACAGGGCCTTGCTCGGTCTTGGCGATGCAGCCGACGATGCCAAAGAAAAGACTGCCACAAGCTCAATCGTTACCGAATCAATGCTCAACGCCTTCGATGCCTGGGAAGAAGCTTCAAGGGCTATTGAAAACTCAGAAAAGGCAGCGGGAGAAGCCCGGACGGCGATCGTCGAACAGGCCGGCGCGCAGCGCGTCGAACTCGAACAGCGCTACGAGGAAGCCCGCGCCAAAGCAATGGAGAGCTACACCACAGCCCGGGCCGATGCCGAGGCCGATTACTACCGCTCCAGGGGCGATGTGGCCAGGCGCTACAACGTCGATATTCAGCGCGCAGAGCAGGATCATCAGCGCAAGATGCGCCAAATGCAAATCAGCCACAACCAGCGCGTGCGCGAGTTGGTTAACGACCGCGATGCGCTGGGGCTGATTGGAGAGATTGGCTCATACGAACAGCAGCGCAGCGACGAAGAAGAAAATTACCGGATCGAGATGCGGCGCAAATCTGAAGATTTTGCGGCCCAGATCGCCCAAATGGATGCCAATTTCCGCGTTCAGCAGGACCGGCGCGCCCGCGACTTCGAGCGACAAATGCAAGAAGCCGACGCGCGTCAGGCGCAGGAACTCGAAAAGATCAACCTTCAGGCTGAGCAAAAGCTCTCTCTGCTGGATGATCAGCATAAGAAAGAACTTGAATCCCTGAGAAAAAATGAGCAGAACCGCCATGCCATGCTGCGCAGTGTAGCACTGAACGATAACTCGCTCCTGCACAGGGAAACGGCAGAAATGACGGCCCGCTATAAAAACTGGCTGGAAACGGCCGCCCGGAACCTGAGCCTGCCGGGCGGGGGTGGATACAACGCTCCCCCAGGGCGCGCCAATGGCGGCTATGCCTGGGATGGCATCTACCGCCTCGGTGAAAAGGGAACCGAATACGTTATGGACAACGACCTGACCAAGAGCGCCGAGCGGGCCCTGGGCGGTCCTGTGACGAAATATGGCCTGAGCGATGCTTTATTGGGTCGTGGCCGCGGTGCATCTGCCGGCAGTGGCGCCGGCGCGCTCAGCATGCGCATCGAGACCCAAAGCCTAACCCTGGGGCAGGTGATCAGGGAGATCGACAGCCGGCTCACCCAAAACAACCGGGCGCTCACACGCGCCTTCGGAGGCTAACCAATGGCATCTTTTGAGATGGGCGCCACCCTGGAAACCATGACCAATATCGAGGCGCTGACGACCCCGCTGCCTCCGCCGCTGGCCCCGCCGCCGCGTTATCCGGTGCAAAAGACAGCGGCCAGCGGCCGTGTCTACAACCGTGGTTTTTTGATCGGGCGGTGGATATTCAGCATCCTGCGCTCTGCCCAACTCACTCAGTTGCGGGTATTTTGCCCCGGAAAGTCGGCCACTGTTTACATCAAAACACTGGCAGCAGACGATACATACAGGGTCTATAGCGCGGTCATGATCTTGCCAGACGAAGAAGATCGCCAGCCGGCTGTGCGCGACAGGTTGGAATATCAGGTTACGTTTACGCAAATGGTAGAGATCGAGGTCGAAGAATGAGTCGCGCTGCTACCACAGAAGAACTTGCCATATATCGATCAGAAGGTCTGGCGGAAAAGCTGTATGCCATCATTGATCAGCCTGTGACGGTCTATCAATGCCAGGTGGACCAGGTTTTTGAGACCCACGACAAGATCGCCGAGGTTTCGTACACCAGCGCAACCGGCACGCTGGCCGACGCGCTGCCAGGCATGACCGTCCTGGTCGGCTCTACCGCCGGCGCACACGACAAAGGCCTGGCTCGATTACGAAAAACCTGGTCTGAAAGTATTGCCTACCTCGGGGAAATGTCCGAGATCGACTGGGAGACCGGTTTATATCTGACGGTCATCGATGCGTTTTCCATCTGGCCGCGTCATCTGCTCGTCAGCGCCGGCGATGTCTGGATGGACTACGATGTCGCCTATAGCGACCAGAACAGCAATTTCAGCCCCATACCATGCCTGGGGCCAGATCGGGTGCTCAAGCTGGCCGGAGATGATGTTACATCCCAGTTGAGCGCGGAGGCGTCATGGGTGCCCGGATCCACGATCAGCGCGTATGCCTGGTCAGTTGTGCGCGGGACCGGTGCCAGCCTGGATGACAACGACATAGCCACGCCGACGCTGACGGCCACCGCAACCGGGCGCATCCTGATCTCCTGCACTGTCACCGCCGCCAATGGTAAGTCTTCAACTGCTTACCGCAATGTTTACGTCTGGGATCAGGAAAGCCCGCCCGATGAAATTATCCTGAATGGGCTGGCAGGCAGCTACGAGCGTGGTGGATTTGAGTTTTCTTTCGAGTTGCCAATCTCTCCCGGTTTTACCCCGCGCGACTTCACGAAAGTAGTTCTGTTTGCTGAGGATGTCCCCCTGTCTATCGGCAGCATCGCCGGCGCGGAGAATGTGCTTGCTGTCGGCTGGATGGACGAGCGGGAGTGCGCAGTCAACGACCAGGCCGGCACCGCAAGCATTGGCGTCAAGGGCGCGCACTACTGGCTCTCGAAAATGCAGGGATTCCCAACAGGCATAGAGAACGCCAGCGGAACACCAACACGCTGGACGCAGATCCAGAGCTTAACCATCGATAAGATGCTGGCCCATTTCATAACGTGGCGCACCACGCTTTCAAACTGCTGTGATTTCTTCGCCACCGCAGACACGCGGGTCGCGCCAGCGCTCAAGGCTCCCGTCGGCAATCTTTGGCAACAAATCAAGGTGCTGGCCGACGATAGCATTTTGGCTGCTCCCATGTGTGATCCATACAGCCGTCTGTTTGTGCAGATAGATGGCAATATTTTGCCCGTGGCTGATCGCACGGGCACGCCGACCATAATCGAGCTGACGAAGGATGATTATGGTCGGGTCGGCTTCTCCCGCCGCGGGCCGGATGTATCCCTGGTTGATGTATCTGGCGTCAACGGCTCGGGCACGCCATTCCTGGCAATTTCTCCCGGTAACGTTTGGGGAAAGCTGGGCACGCCATTCATAAAAGACAAGTTGCTGATCGACAGCCAGGCGCAGGCCCTTAGTCTGGCCGGGCTTATTTTTGGGAGAGAAAAGCGCGAAATTGAGAATATTGAAATCAACCTGGTTAGCGCCATACGCCTGGTTACCCTGGCCCCGCGCCAGTATATGGGCCTGGATGTGGAAGCCGGCGACACCCCCGCCGGCATTGCCTATAGCGGTAAGGTTTTACCCAGGGAAGTGACCATCGAGCACGATGCCACAACGGGCACACTAAATATGAATGTCACAGCCGAACCGGAAACATTCCCCGGGCCGGCCGTAAAAAAAGAGCCGCCCAACAATCCCGGTATTGAACTTTCGCCATTCCCGCCACTGCCGCCGGATCCGCCCGAGCCGCCCGATCCACTCCCTGCGCCAGACACAACGAACTTGCAGGTCCGAGCTGTCGTGCTGCACTGTTGGGGAGGCCTGTACGTCACATACAACATCAACGATGTGGAGCCGACTTGGGTATCCCTGAACGAAAATATCAAACTGGATGACAGTCTATCCCCGCGCCTATTGCATCAAATCGGCGCGCACAGGTTTGACAAGACACTGGTGGCCTGTAGTCTTTTTGGGGTATATGTCGCCACGATCGGGGTAACACCGGGGCAATTATATAAGGTTTTCGATTTGGGCTATGTAGATTCTTATTGTCCACGCGGGGCCGCCGCTGGGGAAAACGTAATATACGGATGCGGCGTCGATGCCGTATCTGGTGCAATTTTTGTGTGGGCTGGAAATAACAGATATTACCGCTCTAATGCTGTGCCAGCGGAGTACCCGGAAACAATAATGATTCGCTCGCTGGATGGAGGGGCATCCTGGACCAGATTACGACCAAAATCGTTCGGTCTTTCTCCTGGAGACATCGATAGATTTTGGGGATTTGACTATCTCCGCAATATTACAGTTGCGGACGGAATACCAATAGCCCAAAGCTCAAACACAGGCAACTCCGAAACCAGCTTTCAACAAATGCTATTAAACGGCATAAGCACAGACAATTTATACAGATTCTCGCGTGATACGGATGCGTTTGAATTTGGTAACCACATTCATCATCGAATAGGCTATAGCAAAGATTTGATTTACTATCGCGTTCCTGCGGCGGGTTCTGTGTTGCGAAAATTTATTCTGGGACCAGACCTCGAAAGTTCCCTATCTTGGTCAACAGATGAAGTACCCGTTGCGGATATTGCAATGAGCGGCAATCCGAATGTTTACTTGCGCGATGCGCGGAACATGCTAGGAATTGACCCGCTAGGGGAAAGTTGCCTAATCGCTGGCTATGACGGCTATTTCTGGCGCTCTGTAGATCGTGGCGACCATTGGACACAAGACGTGTTGATCCCGAATGATGGAACTCCACCAAACTACACTGCTGACGGATTGGGCAGAAATCCATGCCTGGTATCACCAAGTCCCGGAGTATGGATTGCGGCTGCCAATCGGATTGGATTTGTTGGTGCGACAAATCTCAAATACGGTAAAGTCATGTTGTCCGAAGACAACGGCGCAAACTGGTACGACAAAACAGGCAATCTGTACGACATAGGTGCCGCCGACACCACACCAAGCGGCAGTAATTCGGGCCTGTCGGCCTACAACATCGAAGTATTCTACGGAGATCCAGAAGGAGCGCCCGAATGAACTGGAAGGCATTACAGCGACAATTTCGCGCAACCATGCAGGCCTTGCTCCCTGTTCGTCACGTCGGCTGGACCGGCTGGGCGGATGGGACGGTTGCCGACGCCAGCCGGCCGAACTACATCCGGGTTACTTTGCACGGCACCGAGACCGAAGCCTGGAACGATGGCGTGCCGGCTGTATATAATTTGCAGGTTGATTTGTACAGCGACCCGGATTACCCAGGGCTTTTGCGCGCGCGGCAGCCACGCCTGACTTTCACGAGCGATTTCCCGTATGTGT